ATTACGTCTGTTCAGTTTAGAGACATGAACGTCTGTCATTTGTATATTCATATTTCCTCCTAAGAAATATATTAAGTTAACTGTTTCTGCTTTCGCTTCATTCAGACTAGGCACACACCTAGTGACAGTTAGAAATTTGAAAGGGATAACAAAACGCTATCCCCTTCAAATAGTTTGGTTAGGAATTACTGTCGCAAAGAAAATTATTTAGGGTCTGTTTATTTAACATCAAGACTCGGTCTTGTTGGAGCAATTGCTGTCACTTTGCTTTCAAGACCTACCGGTTTCGTATCTGTTTCAATACTCCATATACCGGTTAGGTAAGGGTGTTTGAGGTACGGCTAAAATTGTTCCACCAATCTATCATCACGACCTGACCTAGTTTTTGGGTTATAAAGAATACTAGGACGACCTTCACGGAGTCTGTACAAATAGACTACCGATAAAAAATTAAAACTACTTCTGTGTGAACACCTCCTCGAAAATTATGACGAGTTTGAGCCTCAAGTCCTTGCTTGATTTTTGGGTACTGAAAAACGTCATTGCCATAAGTGGATTATAGCAAAACATACCCTTAAATGTACCTCTATTTAGCTATCAGTCTGTGGTCATTACGTGGGAAAAGGTTTACCGGTAAAATGTTTTGTATGAGTGATGAGAAAAAACCAGACCTAAAAATAGTCGGCACGAAACCGAAACCAGAAACAGACCTTACTCCTAAACAGAGAGCCTTCATTGAAGAGATAGTAAAAGGTAAAACAACTTACAAAGAAGCATACGCAAAAGTTTATGACGTGAAGTTAAACAAGAACGGCTCCATTCCTAAATGGGTAAATGTAGAAGCGAGTAAGATGTTAGCTAACCCTAAGATTTCCCTAAGCATACAACGTGCTATCAGTAAGCGAGAGGAGGGAGTAGTAGCTTCCTCTATCCGTACGAGGAGTTATGTTTTAGAAAGGCTCCATGCAGAGAGTAGAGGAGACAACGAGGACTCTACTCCGGCAAGTAGAGTTAGGTCTTTGGAACTACTAGGAAAAACTTCCGGTATGTTTACCGATACAGTCGAAGTAAAAGAACAGAGAGACTCCTCAACAATTGAGGCAGAGATACTCAGACTGTTAGAGAACGAAGTCGTAGACGACCACCACTAATAAGAGATTTCATTTCGCTATCATCATCTGAATTCCCAGATCATATTGAATTAACCTGTACCCAGTAATTGGGAAAGATAGGTACCACTTGAGCAAAATCAAAGTGAGAAATCTAGGCGACCCACACCCCCATTGAGTAATTGGCAACTTGCTTGTCACTCTATACATAGTGATTCACTCATTCGATACCCAACTTTGGTAGACCCCCCCTATTATATAGCAAAGTGATAGCTTTTTTTGTTTGATATATATAATCGAATGTGGATTAAGGGTAGGAGTCCCATACCCCCCATAGTATATTTTTTTTTAATAAGTTATTGCGTTGAATGTGAAGAGGGTATATTATGTTAAAGTCTAGCAGTAGATATACCTCCTATATAGTATATACCAAGTGGTATATATACCCATTAAGTTTTTTTAATAAGTAGATACTTACCTAGTAGATACTATGGATTGTTTATGAATATATTAAATCAAGTGAAGAATTTAGACTCTGATAGTAAGTTAGAGCTTCTTGATTTGCTTGAGGAGTTAGAGTCTGCGAAGAAACGTGAGCTATCTCAAAACAATTTTATGAATTTTGTTGGAGAGATGTGGTCAGCGTTTATTCATGGTAAACATCACGAGATAATGGCTGAAGCGTTCGAGAAGGTCGCTAGAGGCGATTTAAAGCGTTTAATTGTTAATATGCCTCCTAGACATACCAAGAGTGAGTTCGCCTCTTATTTGCTTCCTGCGTGGTTTCTAGGGCAATACCCTGATAAGAAGATAATTCAGACTGCCCATACTGCAGAGTTAGCTGTCGGTTTTGGTAGGAAGGTAAGAAACTTAGTTAACAGTAAAGACTATAAAGCTATCTACCCTGATATCAGTTTGCAATCAGATAGTAAAGCTGCCGGACGTTGGAATACCAATAAGGGTGGCGAATACTTTGCGATAGGTGTTGGTGGTGCTGTAACCGGTAAAGGTGCTGACCTATTGATTATTGATGACCCACACTCTGAACAAGAAGGTGCGAGTGGCGATGTTAATGTTTTTAATCGTACCTATGAGTGGTATACCTCAGGACCAAGACAACGTTTGCAACCGAATGGCTCTATCATTATGGTAATGACAAGATGGCATCAAAGGGATTTAACCGGTCAAGTTGTTGACGCAAGTATTAAACGTGGTGGTGCAGACCAATGGGAAGTAATAGAACTCCCTGCTATCTTGCCTTCAGGTAATCCTTTATGGGAAGAGTTTTGGTCGCTTGATGAATTAACTGCTTTGAAAGCAGAGCTACCTAATAGCAAATGGCAATCACAATACCAACAAGACCCTACCTCCGAAGAAGGTGCTTTGATAAAAAGGGAATGGTGGAATGTGTGGGAAGGTAGAAACCCACCGGATTGCGAGTTTATTATTCAGTCTTGGGATACAGCTTTTATGAAAAATCAAAGAGCTGACTTCTCTGCCTGTACTACTTGGGGTGTTTTCTACAACGAAGATGATGAAGGTAAGTTTGTACCTAATCTTATTTTGTTAGACGCTTACCAAGAAAGACTAGAGTTTCCTGAGTTAAAACGAAAGGCTCAAGATAAATACAATGAATATAAACCTGATGCTTTTATAGTTGAGGCTAAGGCTGCAGGTATGCCTCTGATATTTGAGCTACGTGCCATAGGTATTCCGGTACAAGAATACACACCTAGCAGAGGTAACGATAAGATTTCAAGAGTAAATGCTGTTTCAGATTTATTCAGTTCTGGTGTAGTATGGTGTCCTGAAACAAGGTGGGGAGAAGAAGTGATAGAACAATTCGCAGGGTTTCCTAATATGGAACATGATGATTTAGTTGATAGCAGTACACAAGCATTACTAAGATTTAGACAAGGTGGGTTTATTCCTTTAGAGAGTGACGAGGAAGATGAGCCTTTAGAACATAATAAAGTCGCAGACTATTACTGAGGTACTAAGTGGCAATAGAAAGAAATACTCCGGCTACCCCTATCGAGGGTACGGACGAACTTCCAGAACAGGAAGAGTTATCAATCTCCATAGATAATCCTGACTCCGTGGCAATAGCTACGGAGGACGGAGGAATGATTATTGACTTTGACCCTGAGTCTGAAAATGTAATTCAATCTGGTTTTAATGCAAACCTCGCAGACTTGATGTCAGAAGATGACTTGAATGTCTTGGGTGGTGATTTGATTTCCCAATATCAAGCAGACAAAGACTCACGTTCTGATTGGGAAGAAACTTATGTAAAAGGTTTAGACCAATTAGGTTTGAAGATAGAGGAAAGAACTACACCATGGGCAGGAGCTTGTGGAGTATTTCACCCTATGCTAAGTGAAGCAGTAATAAGGTTTCAATCGCAATCTATTGCTGAGATGTTTCCGGCACAAGGACCTGTAAGAACAAAGATTGTTGGAAAGATAACAGAAGATAAAACCAAACAAGCAGGTCGAGTACAAGATTATCTGAACTTCTTGTTGACATATCAGATGTCAGAATACAGGACAGAAACAGAAAAGATGTTATTCTCTTTGCCACTTGCCGGCTCTGCTTTTAGAAAAGTTTATTATGACCCGAACTTAGAAAGACCTGCTTCTTTATTTGTTCCGGCTGAAGATGTAGTAGTTAATTATGGAGCAAGTGATTTAGAAACTTGTCAACGTGCAACTCATGTAATGCACAAGTCTACCAATGAAATTAGAAAGAGTCAGGTAGCAGGATTTTATCGTGACATAGATATACCTGAGCCGTCTGATAATCAATCTGATATACGCAAGAAGTATGACGAGATGACAGGCGAGAGCAATACTTACAACTTTGATGATAGGCATACTCTTTTAGAAATGCAGGTAGACCTTGATTTAGAAGGGTTTGAAGACATGGCTAATGGTGAAAAAACCGGAATAGCTTTACCTTATGTAGTCACAATAGATTTTCCAAGTGGAACAATACTTAGTATTAGAAGAAACTATTACGAGAATGACCCTAAAAAACTAAGACGTATGCACTTCGTACACTATCAATACTTGCCGGGTCTAGGATTTTATGGCTTTGGTTTAATACACATGGTAGGTGGTTTAGCTAAGTCAGCAACTTCAATACTAAGACAGTTGGTTGATGCCGGTACTTTATCTAACTTGCCGGGTGGTTTAAAAGCTAGAGGCTTAAGAGTTAAAGGAGATGATACTCCTATCATGCCCGGAGAGTTTAGAGATGTTGATGTCCCCGGTGGTGCAATTAGAGATAACATTACTTTCTTACCATACAAAGAGCCTTCTCAAACGCTGTATCAATTACTACAAAATATAGTTGAAGAAGGTAGAAGGTTTGCAAGTATGAATGATATGAAAGTATCTGACATGAATAATCAAGCTCCGGTTGGAACTACCTTAGCTTTGTTAGAAAGAAACATGAAAGTTATGTCAGCAGTACAAGCAAGACTTCATGCTTCTATGAGAAAAGAGTTTGAAATTTTAGTTGGCATTGTAAAAGACTTTACTGAGCCTTCTTACCCATATGAGATGGACGAAGAAGAGTTTATAAAGGTAGAGGACTTTGATGAAAGAGTAGATGTACTACCGGTCTCTGACCCTAATGCTTCAACCATGGCACAAAGAATTATGCAGTATCAAGCTGCAATGCAGTTAGCTACTACAGCTCCACAGATTTATAATATGCCTGAGCTACACAGACAAATGCTCGAAACACTTGGCATAAGAAACGTAGAAGATATCATACCTGATACAGATGATATTAAACCTGTAGACCCTGTGACTGCAGTACAGAATTTAATTAATGGTCAACCGGTCAAAGCATTTCCGTTTCAAGACCATGACGCTCATATTGAAACTATTGTTGCAGCTCAACAAAATCCTGAGGTTGCTGCAAGTATTGAGCAAAGTCCTAATGCACAAAGCATTGTGGCTAATGCCTCAGCATATGTTAATCAGCATTTAACTATGAAGTTTAGAAAACAAGTAGAAAGAGAAATGGGTATTGAGCTACCACCAGAGGGTCAGCCTATTCCACCAGATGTTGAGAAGCGTATATCTGAGTTAGTAGCTGAAGCTGCACAAAGAGTTGCTATAACTTCACAAGCTAAAGAGCAACAAGAAAGAATTGCACAACAACAGCAAGACCCATTACTGCAAATGAAAGATAGAGAGATTGCAATTAAAGAAGCTGATATGCAAAGAAAGATTGCAGAGAGTTCTGCAAGGCTACAACTTGATGCAGAGAAAGCAATAAACAGAGATGAAATTGAAAGAGAAAGAATTCAATCTCAAGAACAAATAGCCGGAGCTAAAATAGGACAGCAAGTTGCTAGTGATTTGCTAGACGTTGAAGAAAGCAGAAAGTCTGAAGCAAGAGAGGATTTCCAAAAAGGTATTGACATAGCTAGACAAATAGTCGAAGATGTCAATAAGAATGAGTAATGATGTCAAAGAGCAATCACTTTCACAGTTTTTAAAGAGAAGGCTAAATGATATCGTTAGGGAGCATGAACAACATATAGCAACAGGCAATCTAAAAGATTACCCTGACTATAAAAGATTATGTGGAATTATCGAGGGGTTATCCCTCGCAGAGCGTGAGATGTCGGATTGGAAGAAAAGACATGAAGAACGTGAATAGGTACTCGACTCCTAAAGTCGTGCAAATATATGAGTGAAGTAAAACTAGAAAATATCCCAGACCCAGAGAGTGTAAAAGCTCCACCCGTAAATGAAGATGTTAAGACACAGCTACCTGACCCTAAGGGTTGGAAGATATTAGTAGCTATGCCACAAGCAGATGAAAAGACGGAAGGTGGTATTATCAAAGCCTCACAAACAATCAAAGACGAAGAAGTATCTAATATATGTGGATATGTCTTAAAGATTGGACCTGAAGCTTATAAAGATAAACAAAGATTTCCTTCAGGACCTTGGTGTCAAAAAGGAGATTGGGTAATCTTTAGAGCCTACTCAGGTACTCGTATGGTCATGTATGGACAAGAGTTTCGTTTAATTAATGACGATACTGTGGAAGCAGTCGTTGATGACCCAACAGGAGTAGTAAGAGCATGAGTAATACTGAAATCATAAATGAAGAGCCGATTATAGATAGTCAACCTACCACGTCTGAAGAAGAAAAATTCTTTGGCAAAACAATGGAAGTTGATAATACAGTTCCAGAAGATTTATCTGTTGAGATTATAGATGATGTTCCTGCAGAAGATAGACGACCTCCACGAGATGAAAGCGTTGCAGAAGTAGAAGTTGATGATGACACGCTAGATGCTGAGATAACCGATTACTCTAAGAGAGCCGGTGACAGAATTAATAAATTAAAATACGATTACCATGAGGAGCGTAGAGCTAAAGAACAAGCTACTAGAGAGTCTCAAGAAGCAATACAAAGACTGTCTTCTCTTATTGACGAGAATAAAAAGCTACAAGCTTTAGTAGACCAAGGTGGAGAAGTATTAAACAAACAAGCAGCTAACAATGCTTTGTGGGCAAAACAAAATGCACAAGCAATGTATAAGACAGCTTATGAAGCAGGTGATGCAGACAAAATGGCTGAAGCTCAAGAACAACTTTCTAAAGCAGTTCTTGCAGAGCAAACAGCTAACAATATGTCTCAGCAAGTACAAACACAAATACTTAATGACTTGCCGGTTGAGGAAACACCTGAACAACAACCTCAACAAATAGATGAAGATTTACAAAGGTGGGCAGCTAAAAACCCATGGTTTATGGGTACTGAGCCAATCCACAAAGAAATGTCATCATATGCTATGTATGTTGACAACGCATTAAGAACTAATGGCATAGACCCTGCTAAGGAAGCAGAGAAGTATTATGCAGAAGTAGATAAAGAAATGCGTAATAAGTTCCCGAATTTTTTTGGTATTCAACAAACAGCTTCGGAAGAAGTAGTTGAAACAAAAGATAAACAACCTCAAACAGTTGTTGCCGGTGCCACGAGGAACACCGGAAACTCTAAACCCTCGCAAGTACGTCTGACCCAGACTCAAGTTAAGATAGCTCGACAACTTGGTATAAGTCCGGAGCAGTATGCAAATCAATTATTAAAGGAGCAAGTATGACAGAGCAAGATAACACATCAAATGAAAATGAAGTGGAGGAAAGTTCTGTGAACTCCTCTGACCAAGAGCGTTCCCCTAGGGGATTAGATAGCCGAGAGGCTACCCAACGTTATCAGAATTGGGAAAACACAGCCAATCTACCTGACCCAGACCCACAAGAAGGGTGGGTTTTCAGATGGGTAAGAACTTCCTTAGTTGGAAATTCAGACAACCCTAATGTATCTAAAAGTTTTCGAGATGGTTGGTCACCTTGTCGTTTAGAAGACCACCCAGAACTACAGATACATATGCAAGACCATAATTCAGAATGGGCAGCAAAAGGTAATATAGAAGTTGGTGGATTGCTATTATGCAAAATGCCTGAAGAACGAGCAAAAGCACGTGAAAAGCATTTTTCAGATATGGCACAACAACAGGTTGAAACTGTTGATAACACTTACTTCAAAGACCAAGATAGTAGAATGGCAACTAAACAAGTTTACGAACGCAAATCAAAAACGACTTTTGGTAAAGACTCATAGAGTCTTTTAATTAATAATTTTTTTCTGCAACTATTTGCAGAGGAGTAAATAATTATGGCTTCAACAGCTTCACCTATGGGTGCAAGACCAATGGGGTCGTTAGTATCGTGTGCTTACAATGCAAAGATTACTCACTATAAAATTAACAATGGCTTTGCTACTGATATTTTTTATGGTGACTTTGTTAAGTGGGCAGACAACAACCCAAACACTACAATCCAAAAGGATACAGGAACTACTTCCTTGACTCCTATTGGTGTATTCTTAGGTTGTTCATATACTGACCCCTCAACCGGTCAAACTACTTTTAATCAATATTATCCTGCTAATACAGCAGCCGATGATATTATGGCATATGTTGCTTCTGACCCTTTTCTGATTATGCAAATGCAATCAGACGAGGCTTTAGACCAAGATGACTTAGGCAAGAACGTAGCAGTTATACAAACTGCAGGGTCTACTTCTATTGGCACAAGCAAAAATGCAGTAGACGGGAGTACAGCTAACACTACCAATACACTACCTTTGAAGATTATCGACTTTGTCGATGGTCCTGATAGTACAATTGGTGATGCAAAAACAGATGTACTTGTAATGTTTAACGTAGGACATCAGTTGCTTAATGCAACGGGTATCGGATAAGGAGAATAAATTATGGCTGCTATATCAAGAGCAAATGAGCTTAAACAGCTCCTACCGGGTCTTAACGCATTATTTGGCGAAGAGTACAACAACTACGAAAATGAGCACGAAGATATCTACGTGACTGAAAACTCTGAAAGAAGTTTCGAGGAAGAGTTAAAGTTATCAGGTTTCGGAGCTGCTCCTGTAAAAGATGAGGGTGCTGCTATCAGTTATGACACAGCTCAAGAATCTTTTGTAGCTCGTTACACTCACGAAACTATTGCAATGGGATATGCTATAACTGAAGAAGCAATGGAGGATAACCTCTATGTTTCGCTTTCAGCTAGATACACTAAAGCCTTAGCTAGAGCTATGGCTTACACCAAACAAGTAAAAAGTGTTGTTCCTTTGAACAATGGTTTCACTTCGTTTAATGGTGGTGATGGTGTAACTTTATTTAGTACAGCACACCCATTAGTTAATGGTGGTACAAATAGTAATAGACCTGCCACAGGTGCTGATTTGAACGAAGTATCTTTAGAAGATGCAATTATTCAAATCGGTGGATACACAGACGAAAGAGGTCTGAAAATCGCTGCCAGAGCAAGAAAGTTAATCATACCTTCTGCTCTTCAGTTTGTAGCAACTAGACTGCTACAAAGTGACTACCGAGTAGGAACAGCAGATAATGACATTAACGCTATTAAAACTAATGGCGTTATTCCAGAAGGTTTTTCAGTTAATCATTATTTAACTGACCCTAATGCCTTCTTCATTACTACTGACATTCCTGACGGAATGAAGCACTTTGTAAGAAGTCCAATGACTACAAGCATGGACGGGGATTTTGACACAGGAAACGTTAGATACAAGGCTAGAGAAAGATATTCCTTTGGAGTATCAGACCCTCTAGGTATCTTCGGCTCTCCGGGGTCAAGCTAAGAATTAAGGGAGGACTTCGGTCCTCCCTTTTTCTACATCTAGGATTAATTAACTTCTCTATCAACTGACCTAGCAGACAACCCAAGATGATAGAGTTTTTCCTTTAAGGAGGGAATAATGGGAACTACAACATTCTCAGGACCTGTTAAAGCAGGGACTATCAAAGACACAACCGGAACTACTGTAGGTACTGATGTCGCTAATACCGGCTCAGTTGTTATGGCACAATCTGCAGTTGTAGATATTATTGGTGCAAGTCACTTAAACCAAGTAATAGCTACTGTACCGGCTAATTCACAAATTATTGATGTCGTATTAAACGTTACTGTCGTTAATAACGATGGTGGTGCAGCTACTGTATCAGTTGGTACAGCAGCAGACGGAAATGCTTTTATTAATGCACAAAATGTAAAAGCACTTGCAACAACAAGAGGTACTTTAGATACTGAAGCTACTGATGTTGGAACATCTGACATTCAAGTTCTAGCCGACTTTACCGGAGCAAATGGTGATGCAACCACCGGAGCTGCTACGGCAACAGTCTTATATATCCAAAACAACAATTTAAGTTAAAGGTAAATTATGGCAGATGCAGTCACAAGCCAGACTATTATAGATGGCGACAGAAACTGTGTTATGAAATTTACCAATGTAAGTGATGGCACGGGCGAAAGTGCTGTAGCTAAAGTAGATGTTTCTGCTTTATCTGCTAACTCTGCAGGGACAGCTTGTTCCGGAGTTAGAATAGTACGAGTAAGCCATGCCATTGTTGGTATGTCTGTTCAATTATTTTTTAATGCTAACGCTAATGTTTTAATCATGGAGTTAGCTGAAAGTAGTAATGGACATATGGACTTTTCGGATTTTGGTGGTATTCCTAATAATGCAGGAACAGGAAAGAATGGTGACGTTCTTTTCACAACTAAGGGTGCTAGTAATGGGGATACCTATTCTGTTACTCTTGAAATGATAAAAACGTATTAAGGAGTTAATATGGCAAGTAAGAAAGCAATAATTTCTACAAGTGGTTTTCCCCCACAGTATTTTGTTTTACAAGCAAATGATGAAGGTATTTTTGAAGTTGTATTTGGACCTGACCCTGATTTAGTTGATGCTCAAAGAAAAGCAGATGAACTAAATGGTGTCAGAGCTAGAACAACAAAAGGTCACTATGTGGCTGATGACCCTTCAACACCTGATGTAAATGAAGCATATGTAGGTGGAAAAACACCAAAGAAAAAAACAACTAAGAAAAAACCCGTAGCTAAGAAAAAAGCTACTACAAAAAAGTGAGGTAATTATGCCCGGTGGAATGATGAAAAAGAAACAGCCACAAATGTATGGCGATGGTGGCAAGATGAAAAAACAAACTGCACAAACCTATATGGGTGGTGGAGTTATGAAAAAGAAAGCACCTATGTCTGCAATGTTCCGTGGTGGTAAAACAGGCAAATAATGTCAGGAGCTAAGAAGGACTCTCGTTTAAAAAGAGCAGGAGTATCAGGTTATAACAAACCAAAGCGTACTCCTAGCCACCCTAAGAAGTCTCATATTGTTGTTGCCAAAGAAGGTAGCAAAGTAAAAACCATTAGGTTTGGACAGAAAGGTGCTAAGACTGCAGGTAAACCTAAAGCAGGAGAGTCTGCAAGAATGAAAGCAAAACGAAAATCCTTCAAAGCTCGTCATGCAAAGAATATTAAAAAAGGTAAGATGTCAGCAGCTTATTGGGCAGATAAGGTGAAGTGGTGAGTAGAGCAAAAAAATCAAAATCAAAAGTCAATGAGGCAGGAAACTATACTAAACCTACTATGCGTAAAAATTTATTCAACAGAATTAAAGCAGGTGGTAAAGGTGGTAAGCCGGGTCAATGGTCTGCACGTAAAGCTCAGATGTTAGCTAAACAATATAAAGCAAAAGGTGGTGGATATAAATGAATAAGAAACTTAGAGAAGTACCTGATAGCAATTCAGGATTAAAAAAACTTCCTTCTGATGTAAGAAATAAAATGGGCTACATGAAAGATGGAGGTCCAACTAAAAAAGCATCTTCAAAAAAAGTCTTAATAAAAGGAGCTGATGTTTCTGCTTTAACAAAGAGACAACAAGATACAATGAAGAAACATTCTAAACATCATACTAGTAAACATATGAAGTCTATGACTTCTATGATGAAAAAAGGTAAGACTTTTTCTCAAGCACATAAAGAAGCACAAAAGAAAGTTGGGTCTTAATGCCTTTAAAAAAATCACAAAGGTCTTTAAAAAATTGGACTAAACAAAAATGGAGAACAAAGTCTGGAAAACCTTCAGGCAAAACAGGAGAGCGTTATCTTCCTGAAAAAGCAATTAAAGCTTTATCTTCTTCAGAGTATGCAGCTACAACGAAAGCTAAAAGAAAAGGAACTAAAAAAGGCAAACAGTTTGTTAAACAACCAAAGAACATTGCAAAAAAAACAGCGAGGTACAGATGACAATAGCTAGAACTAATATGCGTGAACAGATTGACAAGTCTGGTAAAAAAAAACAAAAAATAGTAACCCAAGAAAAACGAGGAGACATAACAGTTATAAGAGTTAGATATGGCGACTAGTGGAACTTACGGATTTAATTTAGACATTACAGAACTTATGGAAGAGGCATTTGACCTCTGTGGTTTATCTATAATGTCAGGTGGAGACTACAACACAGCAAAACGTGCATTGGATTTAATTTTTTTGGAATGGCAAAACAAAGGACTTAATCTTTGGAAAGTAGAACAAGGCAGTATAACTTTGACTGCAGGTACTAATATATATGATGCAGATAGTACAGCATTAGAAATAGTTGATGCTGTAGTAAGGACTGATGCAGGAGATGTATCAGAACAATTTGACCAACGACTTACAAGAATAAGTAGAACTGAATACAATCATCAAGCTAAAAAACTTTTACAATCTAAGCCAACACAATACTATGTTGATAAAGGATTAACATTAAAGATAGGGATTTGGGCAACACCTGACTCACAACAAACTTATACTTTAATATATGATTACATAAAAAGAATTGAAGATGCAGGAGTTAATGCAAGTATAAATCCAGATGTTCCTGCTAGATACTTACCATGTTTAACTTACGCTTTGGCATACAACATAGCTTGTAAGAATGACCAATCACAAAGTCGCATACCTATGATAAAGCAAAGGTATGATGAATTATGGAAAGAAGTATCAGAAGCAGATAGAGAAAGAGCTGCTATAAGATTTGTACCTAATACTAATAGTTATTAAACATGGCATATGCAGCAGGTAAAAAAGCAATTGGTATCTGTGACAGATGTGGTTTCACTTATAAATTAAGAGATTTAAAATACGAAGTACAAGACCAAAAAAAAACAGGTAGTAGAATATGTCCGTCTTGTATAGACCCAGACCAACCTCAGTATAGAGTAGGAGAGGTTGATACTTCAGATAATATAGGTTTGTTTAATCCTAGACCTGACTCAGGCGAAAAGACCTCAACAACTTATTTTGGATTTAATCCATTAAATAGCACGGGTATGGTAATAAGAGGAGGTATAGGCTTTAGTAGAATTACAACAACTAATGCACCTAGTCCTTCTCCTAGTCCTAGTCCTAGTCCTAGTCCTTCACCAAGTCCGGCTAATGTAACAGTTCAATTAACACAAAATTTATTAACAACAAGCTTAAATGCTGTTAGTACTTTAGCTGTAACAAACTATGTAGTTACAGTACAAGCTTATGGTGGAGGTAATCGTTATTATATTGACTCTGTAAGACAGCCTACATTAACTTTAGAAGAAGGTAAGACTTATAGATTTGACCAAGGTAATGCTAGTAATGGAACTCACCCATTAAGATTTTCTACAACTTCCGATGGAACTCATGGAGGAGGAAGTGAATATACAACAGGTGTGACAACAAATGGAACACCGGGTAATGCAGGAGCATATACTCAAATAACTGTAGCTGTTGGAGCACCTACTCTTTATTATTACTGTACCAATCATAGTGGTATGGGAGGACAAGCAAATACACCATGACATATAGTGAATTAAAATCTTTAATACAAAATTATTTAGAAAATAACGAAACTTCGTTTGTTTCTAATCTTCCTGATATTATCAAACAAGCTGAAGAAAGAATTGTTAAATCTGTAAAACTTCCAAACTTTAGAAAAAATGTTACAGGTCAATTAAGTGCAGGTAATGAATATTTATCAACACCTTCAGACTTTTTAGATAATTTTTCTTTAGCTGTTTTAGATGGGCAATCTCAAAACTTTTTATATTTTCGTGATGTTAATTACATAAGAGAAGCATATCCAGATAGAACAGTAGCAGGAGCACCACAACATTATGCTCTTTATGACAATGATAGTTTCATAGTTGCACCAACACCTAATTTAAATTTAACAGTTGAGTTACATTATTTTTATAAACCTGCTTCTATTACAGCAGGAGCAGAAGGTGGAACAACATGGCTATCAGAAAATGCAACTAATGCTTTGTTATATGGTTGTTTAATAGAAGGCTATGTTTATATGAAAGGAGCACAAGATATGTTAGCTGAGTATGAAAAAAGATATTTTCAAGCTATATCTAGATTAAAGAATTTAGGGGAAGCAGATAATACTATAGATACCTATGCCGAAGGTATGCTAAGACAGAAGAGGACATAATGTTTACAGTTGATATAGAAACAACTACAGGTACTGTTGGAGTACAGACAACAGAAAATAAAGGTTTAAGTCCTGAGTATTGGACAGATAGAATTGTTGAAAGGTTAGTTTCAATAAGTGATACAGCAGACCCTATGGTTAAGGCACAAGCTGAAGCATTTAAGGACTCTATACAACAACTTATCCTGCACTATCTAAAACAAGCAGTAGCTAGTGATAGAAGTACAGTCGCAGGTTTATTAGAAAAACAAGGTCATAAAGATATGGCTGAAATTATAAGGAGGCTGTAATGGCAATTTCTCAAGCAATGTGTACTTCGTTTAAAGTTGAACTTATGACAGGTACGCACAATTTTACAAACAGTAGTGGTAATGCTTTTAAGTTAGCTTTGTACACAAGCTCGGCTACACTAGGTGCAGCTACAACTGCTTTCTCAGCAACTAATGAAGTTTCTGGTACAGGTTATTCTTCTGGTGGAGGAGCATTAACAAATGTGACTCCAACTTCAAGTGGAACAACTGCATTTACTGACTTTGCTGATTTAACTTTTAGTAGTTCTACAATAACTGCTAATGGTGCTTTAATTTATAACAGCACTAATAGTAATAAAGCTGTATGTGTATTAGCTTTTGGTGGAGATAAAAGTTCTACCAATGGTGACTTTACAATACAATTTCCAACACCTGACGCTTCAAACGCAATTATTAGAATAGCTTAATGGCATTTGTTCTTAACGATAGAGTTAAAGAAACAACAACAACTGCAGGAACAGGCACAGTAAATCTAGCAGGTGCTGAAACAGGTTTCGAGTCATTTGTTGCAGGTATTGGTAATTCCAATACAACTTACTATGCTATCGTTCATCAAAGTCTAGACGAGTTTGAAGTTGGTTTAGGAACTATAACAGACGCAAGTCCAGACACTTTAGCGAGAACTACAGTCATTAGTAGTTCTAATTCTGACGCTGCAGTTAATTTTTCTGCAGGAACTAAAGATGTATTTTGTACATTACCTGCAAGTAAAGCTGTAGTAGAAGATGGCTCAGACAATATAGCATTAGGTGCTGCACCGACTGTTAGTAATGCTTCTGGAGATTTTACTTTTGACGTTGTAGGAAACTTAAACTTAGACGCAGATGGTGGCTCTATTACTTTTAAAGATGATGGATTGCTTACAGCTACTCTTGCAAGAAGCGTGGGAAATTTTGAAGTCACAGTAAATCAAAGTGATGGCGATTTTGTACTTAAAGGTAATGATGGTGGGTCAGCTTTAACTGCTATTACTGTAGATATGTCTAATGGAGGTGAGGCAATATTTTATGGAGGTATTGATATAGCTGCAGGAACTGATATTGAATTAAATGATGGAACTTGGACAGGAGAAAAAGATAGAAAAATACAAGCACATAGTGGTCATATCTATTATCAAAGTGCCTCTCATGTTTTTAGAAATGCAAGTGGCACTAATACAGCACAAGTTGATGGCTCTGGAAACTTTGTAGCTTTAGCAAATATTACAGCTTATGGCTCTCCTTCTGATATAAAACTTAAAGAAAATATAGAAGTTATAGATAATGCTTTAGATAAAGTAAAACAACTTAAAGGTATTACCTACACTTTAAAATCTGATGGCAACAGACTCACAGGACTAATAGCACAAGACTTAGAAAAAGTATTACCTGAAGCAGTTTATACTTCAGAAACAATACCTGATGAAATTAATGGCATAGAAGCAGAGGAACACTTAGCTATTCGTTATGGTAATACAGTAGGTTTGTTAGTAGAAGCTATCAAAGAACTAGAAGCAAGAATAAAAGAATTAGAGGATAAGTAATGGCATTTCCTTCTAGTTCAGTTTCAATGTCACAGATGAATACAGAAAGAGGATTGCCTTCAAGTACAAGCGTTTCTATAAATAATACTGAAGTTAAACAAATGGCTCATCAGTATACGCCCGGAACTACATCTGTAAATCTTGCACAATGGCGAAGTAAAAGTGGATTTAGTAATCAAGCAACTTTCACTATAGGATATGAACAGCAAACTACAGCATCAGGACCTGCTACACCTGCTAGTTCTAGTTATTATTGGGGATATGGATATGTAGGTATCGCACCATTTCCGAGCACAGGAAACGATGCAAGTGAACTCGCAATGGGACGTATGCCTCTAATGTATCCCGGAGGTTTTGCTACACAATTATATAATGTTGCAGGTGGCACAAGAACTTCTAACCCATTATTAAGTTTATATCAATTACGTTGTAATTCTTCATCAATACCCGGAAGTTCTGCAGGACCATGGGGTCCTTCTACTTTATTTATGGAGTTTAGACACCAAGGTATTAATGGTGGTGGTACATATCCTACAACTTTTACTAATGCAGGTTGGACATCTATAAACATAACTAATCCTGCATATAATGTGACTTATAATAGGGCATCAGCAACATTTGGTAGTTATATGGGTCCTTTTGTAATTAGTGGAACTCCTATTCCGGGAAGTGCTAGTTGTTCTTTTTCATGGACAGGTCAACCAGCATGGGCAAACAACGTAAATAATATGTATCCTTTTGGTCCAACACCTAGTGGTACTTTTCCTTCAACAGGTAGTACAACAAACACTATCACAATAACTTAATGATATTGTTATAATAACAAAATGGTAGCAAGTGTAAGAAAAGATATAGATGAATTTGGAAAAGAATTTTATCGTCTAAGGTTTGAAAGCACATACAGTCATCAAGAAATAAATTATGTTATTGAATGGAGTAAACAGGACTCGGCTTTGCTTGTTGATGAATTTGGAAACTTTGATAAAGAAGGAGCAGAAACTTTAGAACGTTGGCATAAAGAAGCTGAAGCATATAGACACGCTATAGGAAGAAACGATTCTTTTTTATTCAGAACAGATATATATGATGAAGTATACGTCAATCAAAAACTTGTAAGAAAAGATTGGAATATTGCAACAGGAGATGGTCCGGCTCTTTTAGAAAAAGTAAAAGCTGCATTTCCTAAAGAAGAAGAAATATGGGAGTCTGGTGCTTTAAATGTTATAGGAACTTACTATGCTCCTGATGGTGCACCTTTAAGACCTCCATACAAAAATACTAATTCTATTAGTATGTACCATGTACAAAGAGAGCCTAGTCCTTATCTTTTACAAAGTTATGGTATAGACCCTAGCACTCATACATGGTGTCCTTGGTACGGATTAAAATACGATTTAGAAACTAAAGAGCGTATGTTAAAGATTGTTTATTATGGAATAAAACAAACTGAAAACATACCTAGACCTGAAGGTTTGCCTGAAGATATAAACCCTTATTGGTATTTTTTTGCTGATATTTACCATGAAGATGGCAGTAAGTCTCAAGAAAGAGATATATTTTTATTTGCGACTGAAGAAATATTTCGTCCTTGGTGTGAAAAATATGGACATACTTATCCCATACCTGATGAAAAACTAAAAGACGATATATGGTGTTATGGAATAGTTTATGACTTTGAAACACTAGAAGTAAAACAAGTTAAAGGTTATATAAGATATAGAATAGATGGAATATAATTTTTTAAAAGCAGTAGAAAAAGCTGATGATAAGTTTTTTGATACTATAGAAAAAGAAAAAATTAATTTTTTACAAAACAGATTTCAAGAGCAGGGATTTGTTTTAGTTAAAAACTTTTTATCTGAAGAAGTTGCAGACTTAGTTAACGAAAGCTTTGAAATACATTACGCTAAAGCAGAATATATAGAAAAATATTTTGAAAATACAATACCAATTAGTTTGACAAAACCCAATATAGCTTCTGCTCTTTATGGAAGGTTTGGAAAGATAGATAAAAAAATGGGATTTGCTAATAGAGATTTGCATAGTTATGCCTATAGTGTTGGAGAGGCTTTGCTAAAAAAGAAAAAAGATTTTATAGAAAACATTTCACAACAAAAGTTAGATTATACAAATTCTTTTTGTAGAAAATATACTGAAGGAAGTAGTTTAGGAAAACATAAAGACAGACCTGCACTTCAAGTTTCTGCTACTATTTGTCTGGGTGGAGAAAAGTGGGAAATATTTATAAAAGATAAGTCAGATAATACACATAGCATAACTATGAGTGCAGGTGATGCAATAGTTTATTCAGGCACAGAGCTTGAACATTGGAGAGAAAAATTAGATAAAGGATATGTTAATATGTGCTTTATACATTATTGCAAAAAAGACTCAGAATATAAATTAGACGGAAGAGAATTTATAGGACAGCCAAGATAAACGGGGTTAAATATGTTTGGGAAAGTAGGAATGTTTCATGGAGAGCAAGGTTTGCCTCGTGATTTATGTGACGAATTGAATGAAGAAATAATGAATAAAGTTCCACCTACAGATGGAGAGATAGGAGCAGGAACAGATGGTATAAAAGAAACTAATACTAGAAATTCAATTTTACGTTGGGTCACACCAGAAACACCTCAACTCTGGGATAAAGCACTTAACTTAATAATGCCTTATGTTGTAGGCACAAATAGAACAAACTTTGGTGTTGATATTTCCGGTGGGTGTAATGAAATACAGCATACAGAATATCAAGAAGGACAGCATTATACTTGGCATATGGATTCAGATTTTGCACCTTTAGAAGTTGTAAAGAGTCGTATAGCATATGATAGAAAGTTAAGTGTCACAATACAACTTACGCACGAAGACAATTATGATGGAGGAGATTTAGAAATTTTTGAAAGAGAATTAAATTTACCAAAACATTTAGTAAGACAACAAGGTACTGTAATTATATTTCCTTCTTTCATACAACATCGTGTGACACCTGTCACTTCGGGAATAAGACATTCATTGGTAACTTGGATAGAAGGTACGCCATGGAGATAATAAAATATGTTTGGAATAACAGCTTTTGCTCAATCGCCTTTTGCAGGTTTGGGCAGCATAACAGGAAACGCTTCTTTTGTACCGGTAGGCTTTGAACTAACCGGCTCTATTAATTCTGTCACACCTGTCATTACAGTAAATGTACCTGTAGTTAGTGGTTTTATTTTTGCAAATGTTGGTTTAGGAACAGTCACAATAAGTGGAGATGCCAACATTCACGAGTTTATTACAGGCGTACAAGGTGTTTCAGCTTTAGGAGTAATACAAAATACAGCAGGTGCAATTGTAAATGTAACAAACACTATTGATACTGATACTGTTACAGGAACAACAGCAGTAGGAAATGCAGTTGTATTTGGTGGCTCAGTTCAAGGAGTTTCAAGTTCAGGTAAAACTGCAGCTTTAGGAGATGAAATAATTATTGGTGACTGTAACATTACAGCAGCACAAGTTGGAGATGTGACAGCTACAACTGCGTTAAGTTCTATAAGTTTACAAACTTTTAATGTATTACCTATGACAGGCTTAAGCAGTTCTGCTTCTTTAGGCACAGTAATAGTAATTCCTGAATGTAAAGTTTCTGTAAGCTCAGTAAGTGCAAGTGGAAGCTTAGGAGTTTTAAATATTTGGAGTTTAGTTAATGATGAACAAACACCAAACTATACACCCGTTAATGATAATCAGTCTGCAGGATATTCTGAAGTTAATACAACTCAAAATCCTAATTGGACTGACGTAGCATAATTTTTTAAAAGAGGAACAATATGGCAAGTACATATGATAACGATTTGCGTTTAAATGAAATGGCAACCGGTGACCAAAGTGGTACATGGGGTGACACTACAAACTTAAATTTACGTTTGATAGCAGAAGCTTTTTCATATCAAACAGACGCAACATTTACAACAGATGCAAATAAACAAGTAACCATAGCAAATGGAGCTTCTGATAAATATAGAGGTATGTATATCAAAGTAACATCAACAGTAAATGGTGGTCTTACTGCTACAAAAGATTTAGAAATTTTACCTACAACTGTATCTAAAGTTTTGTTTGTAGAAAACTCAACAACAGGAGGACAATCTATTGTAGTCAAACAAGGCTCTGGAGCTTCTGTAACTATAGCTAACGGAACTTGTAAATTATTATTTTTAGATGGAGCAGGTGCAGGTGCTGCTGTTTATGATGGCTTAAATAATCTAGCTTTGAGTGGTGACCTAACTATAGAAGGTGACGATTTAAAAATGGGTACTAATACTAGTGGTCATATGTTAATTGCAGATGGCACTAACTTTAATCCTGTAGCTATGAGTGGAGACGCTACTATGACAAGTAATGGTGCGTTAACTATAGCTAATGACGCAGTTGAACAAGCTATGATTGCAGACGATGCAGTAGGTGCAGACCAATTAGCTTCAGACGCAGTTGTCAATGCTAGTGTAGATGCTAATGCTGCTATTGCTTTTAGTAAGATGGCAAACTTAACTACATCAAGAGCTTTAGTTTCAGATGGTAATGGAGATGTGACACCGGCAACAACAACATCTACAGAGATAGGTTATGTGAATGGAGTCACGTCAGCAATACAAACACAACTAAATACAAAACTAGGCAATGCTACTAATACATGGTTTAGCTCTGCTGATGGAGTGAATAGATTTTATTTTGGAAACAATGGCTCTACTCTTATAAAAACAGCAACTGACCATCAATTTAGAAACGCCTCAGATGTAACAGTAGTTGAGTTTACTTCTACCGGAGTAGGAAGATTTGATAATGATGTTGTCGCTTACTACTCGTCAGATGAAAACTTAAAAGAAAATATAAAAGAATTACAAAGTCCATTAGAAAAATTAAGTCGTATTAGAGGAGTGACTTTTGATTGGAATGATAAACAAGATACTTATGAAGGTAGCGATATAGGTGTCATTGCACAAGAAGTACAAAGACAATTTCCTGAGCTTACTACTACTCGTTCTGATGGATATATGGCAGTAAAGTATGAAAAGCTTACTGCTGTATTGATAGCAGCAGTCAATGAGTTAGCTGATGAAGTTCGTGGCAATAGAGAATTGATAAAAGCAATGGAAGCTATTTTAATTGCAGATAAAATACCTGAGCAAACTAACTAATGCCATTACCTAGTTCCGGACAAATAACTTTAAATGAAATGCACGTTGAGGCTAATGGCTCTTCTGGGACACAATCAAACGTAAACTCTGCACCAATACGTTCTTTAATAAATAAATCAGCAAGTGTACAGATGGCTTTTACAGAATGGTATGGAGCTTCTTCTGGACCTCCACCTGCAGTTGCTGCAACAGGAACAACTACACAAACACACACAATGACTTATGTTCCTTTTAATAATCCTTTTATTAATGTAGATGGTTATGTAAATGGACCTGTGACTCTTACTCCTTCAGATATGGGTGGATTTAATCCTGCCGGAGTTCCTTATGGAAGCAGTCCTGCCGGCTCTTTATCTCCTTCTACATATACCGGTTGGTCAGGAGCTTATTTTTCCTCATCTATTTCATATCAAAAATCAGGTTTTGGTAATGCTCGTTTAGAAGTAACATTTAGTCAAAGAAGAACTAATAGTAATTGGAATACAATGAGACATACCCAAACAACTCTTGGACAACTAACAATTCCAAGAATAAGTATGACTTATGCAACATATTGGACGCCCGGACAACCTGCTACAACAGGTCAAACAAAGTATACATATACTGCAGCTCCTTCTGTCAATACAATTTATTTTAATAATAGTCAAACAAACTACGTACATTGGACATAGCATGAAAGATGAAGCTTTAAATAAAATACATTCACACGAAAGAGAATGTACTATTAGATATGAGAATTTAGAAAAAAGATTAGAGGAAGGCTCTAAAAGATTTGTACGTATTGAATTGCTTATATATGGTTTATATGCAGGTATGGCAGCAATAGAAATAACTTCGAGGTTAATATGAAATTATTTTTAACAGAATTTACACATGATAAAAAAAGATACTCAGGACCTACTATAGTTGCTGAGAGTCTACAAATGGCAGAAGACTCTGCTGCAGACCTAGGTGTAGAAGTAGTAGGGGAACTAGACAGTTTAGTTTCAGTAGTTTTAGAGTCACTATGGGAAGCTGACGAAGACAAAGTCTTGCATTGAATAGCGAGTTAGTTTTTGTAATAGCTTTAAATGTAATATTCTTAATAGGCTTATTAGGATTAAAATTTTATTTGAAAAGAAAAGCTGAAAGAAATATGAAAGCTTATCTAAGATATTTAAGACACAAGAGAAAATATAATGTACGAATATAAATGCACAATAGATAGAGTAGTAGATGGAGATACTGTAGACGCTACTCTTGATTTAGGATTTTCTGTTTTATACAAAAGTAGAGTAAGGCTTTTTGGTATAGATACTCCTGAGTCTAGAACAAGAAATAAAGATGAAAAAGCTAGAGGTAAACTAGCTGCTAAATTTTTAAGTGATGCTATAGATAAAGCAGATACTGTAGTTATACGTACAGAACTAAGAGACTCTAGAGGAAAGTTTGGCAGAGTTTTAGGCACAATTGTTTGTGATGGTATAGATATAAATAATTCTATGATAGAAAATTTTATGGCAGCAAAATATTTTGGACAAAACAAAACTGCAATAGAAGCTGTACATCAATCTAATAGAACTAAACTTATTGAGTTAGGTTTGTTTGAGCCTGTTGAATAATGGACGATATTGTAAAGTTAATAACTGAGTTAGGATTTCCTGTTGCTGCAGCATTAGGACTAGGTGTATTTGTTTGGAAACTAATTAATAGAATTATAGATGGCATGGAATCTAAGATTGATGTTGTTGATGATAAAGTAAATGAACAATTAAAAGCTATGGAAGGTAGGCTAGATGCTAAATTAGAAGCACAACATGGAATATTGATTGCTTTGATAGACAGAGTTAGAAGTGTAGATAATGAAATTATTAGACAAGATACTTTACTTAAGACTATGTTAGGTGTACCTAATCTAGTACAGAACGATAAAATAGCAAAGGCAGATAGAGATGACCAAAGAAAAGATTAAAAGAAAAAGAGGCAGACCTTCTAATGCAGAACTAGCTGCTAGAAAGAAAGCAAGAGATAAAGACGTAGCTTTAATTATTTGTATGTATGTAGGTTTATTTATGGTTATAGCTTTATGTGTAAATTTAGCATTAGCAGATGAAATGAATTTTAAATTTAAGTCGCCAAGTTTTTCAGGTATAAATACATCTCAACATTATTTGACAATAGAAAATCAAGAACATACTAGATATAAAACATTGCAAGAAGAAATAGAGGCTTTAATAGAACAAGCAGAAAGAGATGAACAGAATACTACAACTGCAAGATTTATAAGAAACTTTGAAACAAGAGTTTATGCAAAACTATCTCAACAATTAGTTGATAAGTTGTTTGGAGAAACTGCACAAGATAACGGGACAATAGAACTTGAGGGGAATACTATTGACTATAAGGTTGATGAAACCAATATAATTTTGACAGTTACTAATGAAGCTAACAAACAAACAGTTATTACTTTTCCTCTTAATAGTTTTACTTTCTAGCTGTACTGTCTTTTATGATGATGCTTTACAAAATCAAAAGATTTCAAAGTATGCTGAAAGAGTTGGAGTTATTAATAAAGAAATAGAGACTATTTTACCGGCAGATAAAAAACCTATAGTAGCTATATACCCAACTTCTTTTACAGACCAAACAGGACAAAGAAGAAGTAATAGTAATTTTGCAACGTTTAGCACAGCAGTCACACAAGCACCATATGTGCTTTTGATAAAGACTTTAAAAGCTGTATCTAACGGAGAGTTTTTTGAAGTTGTAGAAAGAATAGGTTTAGATAATCTAACCAAAGAAAGACAACTAATAAGAAGTACCAGAGAAACATTTGATGACCCACAAAAATTAAAACCATTAGTTTTTGCAGGTCTTATAATGGAAGGAGCTATAGTCGGCTATGAAACCAATACAAGAAGTGGAGGTCGTGGAGCTAGACTTTTAGGCATAGGGTTATCAAAACAATATAGACAAGATACTGTCACGCTGTCTTTAAGAACTGTATCTGTTTTGACCGGTAGAGTTCTTATAGAAGTCACAGTATCTAAAACGATATTAAGTGTTGGTACTAATCAAGACGCTTTTAGATTTATAGAAAATAAAACCGAATTGATTGAAATAGAAAATGGTGATGTAGAAAATGAAAGCGTAACGATAGCTGTACAAGCAGCCATTGAAGAAGCTATTTTGTCTACAATCAAAAAAGGAATTGAAAAACAATATTGGAGCTATAAAGAATGAAAAAGTATTTACCAGTAATTATTTTTTTAAGTATAAATATTTTTGCTACAGACAATGAAATATCTATAGACCAAGCAGGAGCTACGGCAAATATAGATATTGAGCAGCTTGGGTCTGGAAACTTAATCGGTGGTGCTACTGCTGTATCAGGTACTATGACACCATTAGATTTAGATGGTGCAACAATGACACTTGATGTAAACCAACTAGGTAATTCAAATATATTTAAAGGCGATATATATGCTGATAGTTATACAGGCTTTTTTGAATTTACCGGAGACTCTAATACATTTGCCATACAGACAGACCCTAATAATACTTATGGTGCAGACAGTTCTAATATAAATGTACAAGTGTCTGGGTCATCAAATGCTTTTACTTTTAATCAAGCGACTAATGCACAAGCTTCTACATTAGATTTAGATTGGACAATAAATGGCTCTAACAATTCAATTACATCTGCAATTGACCAAGACTTAGCTACAAACTATATGAACATAGATGGGTCTGATAATACTGTGACATTTGATGGTGACGGGTATCAAGGAGCATATTTTCATTTGACTCATACAGGAGGGTCAAGAACAATAAATGTTACACAACAAAGCACACTTGATAATGATTGGCTTAAGATTACTTCTAATGGCTCTAATGGTACTTTTTGTGTCAATCAAAACGACCAAGGCACTAGCACAAGCTGTTGATATAGGAACTGTAGAACAAGTATCAGGATATGCCAGAATAGAACGTGACAAAGATTATGATGTAATTACAGACTTTGGCATACAGTCTTACGACAAAGCACAAACAGAAGCAGGTCGTATGGGTATTAGATTTATAGACGATACAAGTATTCGGATTACTGAACATTCAATGGTAGTCATAGATGAATTTGTATTTGATGCAAACCCAGATAATTCTAGATTAGCTTTAAATTTTGTAAAAGGTACAGCAAGATTTACTTCAAGTCTTACTAATAAAATATCTAAAAAAAATATAAAGCTTACAACAAATAGTGCAGTAGTAGGAATTAGAGGAACAGACTTTACAATAACAGTAGAGCCAGATACAGGAAAAAGTTTGTTTATATTATTACCTGACAAAGATGGCAACCCATCAGGTGAAATATCCGTGACAACAGCAATGGGTACAGTAATACTTAATAAACCTTATCAGGCTACAACTACTAGAGTTTATGAAGCTCCACCAAGTAATCCGGTTATTTTAGATTTGTCTTTGGATTTTATAAACAATATGTTATTGATTGCTCCACCCGAAGAAGATAAGGATATAGAAGAAAGTACTGAAAAAAAACAAGAGAATAATTTATTAGATTTTGATGAACTAGATGTAGATTATTTAGCTGATGACTCGCTAGATAAAGACGAACTAGAATTTACAGAATTAGACTATGATGCTTTGAATGTAAATTTTTTAGAAGATTTGTTAGATATAATTACTGAACTTGATGTTTTGGATAATGAGAAAGAATTAACTCAAACAATATCAGCAGTAAATATAGAAGGCACTACTATAGGGCAAGACCAAAAAACACAAATAACTACAATAGTTTCTGGACAAGAAGTAAAATTAACAAGGTCAGTCGCTTCATCTACATCAATACAAATAGATAGTGGAGAAAGCTACTTAGTAGTTTTAGAACAAGATGGTGTCACTAATCAAGTTAAAGTAAATGGTGGTGGCTCTTCTGTAATTGTAATAAGGCAAAGTCAATGAGTAAAATTTTATTAGGTGTAATAGCAGTTTTGATTTCTATATGTGGATTTTTGTATTGGCAAAATTCTTCTTTGCAATCTTTAAACAAAGCTTATGAGTTAAGAAATCAAGAACAAAAAGAAGCTATTGAAAGTATGCAACAAGATTTTGAAATGCAAACAAGGGGATTAGTAGAACTACAATCCAGAAATCAAGAGATTCAACAAGAAATGAATAGGTATCTTGATATTTTTAAACGACATAATCTTAGCAAGTTAGCAGCAGCTAAACCGGGGTTAATAGAAAAGAGGGTGAACAATGGAACTAAAGAAGTATTTAATGGTATTGAAGCAGATAGTCGTATCATCGATAGTCTTGATGACGGCTTACAGTTGCAGTCTAATCCCTAAACAAGTAGATATAATTAGTAAACCTTTAAAAAGAACAATAGCTCAACCGGTTATGCCGAGAGAGATAAATCTCAATGAGCCATATTGGTTTGTAGTTTCTGAACTTAATGTAGATGAATTTTTAGAAAGAGTTAAAAAAGAAGAAGGTCGAATAGTCTTTGTAGCTATGTCAATTCCTGACTATGAATTGATGTCTTACAATATGCAAGAACTAAAGAGGTATATAAATGAACTTAAAGAAGTGGTGGTCTACTATAGAAAAGTCACTACCTATGAGGAGTAAGAAAATGAAAATATCTAAAGAGGGTATTGCCCTTATAAAAAAGTTTGAAGGCTTAAAACTTACAGCATATCAAGATAGTGTTGGAGTTTGGACTATAGGTTGGGGTCATACTAAAGAAGTATTTGAAGGCATGGAAATATCTAAAGAAGAAGCAGAAGCATTTTTAGAAATAGAACTTGAAGAATTTGAAAGCTATGTAGAAGATTTAGTAGATGTAGAATTAGAACAATGTCAGTTTGATGCACTAGTATGTTGGACATATAACTTAGGACCAACAAATTTATCTAGTTCTACAATGCTTAAAGTTTTAAATAAAGGTATGTATGAAGAAGTTCCATATCAAATTAAAAGATGGAATAAAGCAGGAGGAGAAGTGCTTAACGGATTAGTAAGAAGGCGAGAAGCAGAAGCTCTTTTATTTCAAGGAGAGCAATGGCATGAGGTATAAATGGCATTAGTAAAGTTTCAATTTAAACCCGGAATAAATAAAGAGTCTACAGCCTATGCTGCAGAGGGTGGTTATGTTGACTCAGAAAAAATAAGATTTAGAAAAGGCGTTCCTGAAAAAATTAATGGCTGGACAAAAAACAGTACAAATACTTTCATTGGAACTTGCAGAAAAATACATAACTATAGTGATACGGGTTTAACAAACTATACAATTCTTGGAACACATCAAAAGCTTTATGTAAAAGAAGGTAATGCTTACAATGATATTACTCCTTTACGTCAAACAACTGCTGCAGGAGATGTCACATTTGCAGCAACAGAAAACTCAAGCACTCTTACTGTAACAGATGCAAACCATGGAGCTAATCCGGGAGACTTTGTTACCTTTAGTGGTGCACAAAGTTTAGGTGGAAACATAACAGCAGCAGTTTTAAATAAAGAATATCAAATTCAAACAACACCGACTGCAAATACATATACGATTACAGCTACAGTAACAGCTACTGCAAATGATGTAGGGCAGTCAGGTGGAAGTAATACTGTTGGTACATATCAAATAACCGGTGGTTTAGATACATTTGTTTCAGGCTCAGGTTGGGGGTCAGGTGCATGGGGTGCAGGTGGTTTTGGTAGTACAAATCCAATTGCATTAAACAGCCAATTAAGAATTTGGACAATAGATAATTTTGGAGAAGATACTTTAGCAGCACCTAGAGGTGGTCCACTTTATTTGTGGGACGAAAGCAATGGAACTACAACTCGTGCAGTTCTTGCTAGTTCTTTAGGGGGTGCTAGTGATATACCTACTGCAATACTACAAGTAATGATTTCTGATGTGGATAGGCATTGTGTTGCTTTTGGAGCTAACCCTATAGGCTCTGCTGTAGTAGACCCATTATTTGTTAGATGGTCAGACTCTGAGTCTTTTTTAGATTGGACACCTAAAGCAACTAATAGTGCCGGTGGAGTAAAACTTTCTTCAGGTAGTCAGATTATTGGAGCCATACCTACTAGACAAGAAACTTTAGTATTTACCGATACAAGTGTAGTTTCTATGAGATTTGTTGGCTCACCTTTTTATTTCTCTTTTAATGAAGTTGCTACAGGTTTAGGCATGATTGGACCTAATGCAGGTATAGCTATAGGAACTGCAGTATATTTTATGGACGATGGTGCTTTCTATAAAGCTGAAGGTAGTGTAGGAAAACTGCCATGTACAGTTTTAGATTATGTATTTAGTGACTTTAATCTGTCACAAAAATATAAAGTTTTTGCAGCGAACAATTCTGCTTACAATGAAATAATTTGGTTTTATCCTTCTTCAGGTAGCAACGAAATAGATAGATATGTTTCTTATAATTATTTAGAAAATGCTTGGGCAGTTGGTACAACGGCAGATGGTTATACGAGAACAGCTTGGTCACAAGCTCCTACATTAGATTTTCCTTTAGCTGCAGGTAAGTTAGACAACACAAATCTTAATTATTTATATAATCAAGAAGATGGCAATTTAGCTGATGGCTCTGGCTTTACATCATATGTAGAAACTGCAGATTTTGATTTAGACCCTGCCGGAGAACAGCTTATGTTTATTTCAAAAGTTATACCAGACTTAAAATTTTTAGAATCAAGCAGTACTAATGACACAGTAAGTTTTATTTTAAGAGGAAGAAAATATCCTTTAGAAGATTTAGCTACTCTTTCAACTTCTAACGTAACTCCATCTACTACTTTTGTAAGTACACGAGGAAGGTCAAGACAAACTGCACTTAAAATACAATCTACATCAGGAGACTTTGGTTGGCGACTTGGTGATTTAAGATTAGATATAAGAGCTGACGGAGAAAAATAATGGCTAATAAATCTTCCATACCTTTACCTATACCAACACCTGAATATGTAATGGATAATGAATTAATTACACGCAGAACTATTGAGCAAATAATTCAAGACATACATAGTGATATAGGTTTGATAGATGAATTGAAGTCAGCGATAGTTTCTAAGGCTATGCGAAGACATCAGTTTTTATTAATGGGGTCTAAAGGAAATGTCTGATAGTTTAAAAGTTCTAGGACAGTCAGCACCTAGTGCAACTACAGAAACAGATTTTTATACAGTACCTTCTCAAACACAAACAACTGTAAGTTCTATAGTAGTTTGTAATAGAGGTAGTACAGGAACTTATAGAATATCTGTGGCAGTAGCAGGAGCGACAACTGCTAATCCACAGTATTTATTTTATGACAAATCGGTGAACGCAAATACTTCCGATACTATTGTTATTGGCATAACTCTTAATGAGGCTGATAAAATAAGAGTATACGCAAGTACAGCAGACTTTAGCTTTAATGCGTTTGGTTGTGAAACAACAGAGGAAAGATAATGACTATACAAAATCAAGTAAAGAGCATAGCTCAACAAGGAAGATATGGAGACAGTACATTAGTACATATGGCTCCATCTGAAGTTGCAGGGTTAGCACAAATGGGTCAGATGACAATTAATCCACAAACAGGATTGCCTGAAGCATTTGGTTTAAGGGACGCAATACCTATTGCTGCAAGTATTGTAGGTGGTGTGTTTGGTGGACCTGTAGGTGCAGGTCTTGGCTCAGGTCTTGCAACCGGAATACTAGAAGGTGATTTGAAAAAAGGTTTGATGGCAGGTCTTACAAGTTATGGCTTGGGTGCAATATTCCAAGGAGCCGGTGCTGCAGCTAAAGGAGCTCAGGCTGCTACAGGAGCAGTCACAGATGCTGCCGGTGCAGCAGTTCAAGATACTGTTCTGAAACAAGGATTTGAAGAAGTAACAGGAGAAGCACTTAAAACAGCAGCTCAAGACGCAGCAGCAAAGGTAATTGAAACAGGTGGAGATGTAGCAGCAAAAACTTTAGCAGAAGAAACTTTCAAACAAGGAGCTGCTTCATTAACTAATCCTGCTGCAAACTTTGCAAGTGGAGCTAAAGATTTATTTGCTACTCCATTTGAAGGTGGAGCTAGAGCAGGATTTGATGCTATTGCAGCAGGAGCTTCCCAACCCGGAGCATACATTCCTCTTACTATTGGTGGTGGTGGATTAGCTATAACACAAGCACAAGAAGCTTTTGAAAGAGATGTTCTTGCTAGAGATATGGCAGCAGAAGAAGAAAGAAGAATGAACTATCTTAATAATCCTGAGCCAATTTTATACTCAGCTATTGGTGGACTTACAGGATATAACGAAGGTGGAGAAGTAGTAAGGACTGCACCACAAAGAAAAACTGTACCGGTAAATCCAGAGTTCATGCCGGGAATAAATCCTGAAGCTTTGTATTTTGACCCAAGCACTCTTAACGTTCCTATAACTGAACAGATTGCAACAAACTTTAATCCTAACGATATTATTGACCCATTCCAAAACCTAGGTGCTCCTACCGACTCTGCAATAAATCAAGGACCAGAAGTATCAAATAGAGAATTAGCTATGACACCTCAAACTTCTTTAGGTGGTTTTGGTGCTCCAATGAATACACCAATGCCGTCTCAGACTGTAGACCCATTTAAAGCATATACAGGTATTGCACCCCCTATGTTAGAACAAGTTGATACAGCAGAAGCTTCATATAATTTTACTCCTGACATAAGTTCATCAGTAGCAAGTTTTGCAAATATGCCTGTTCTTGGCTCAATGCAATTTAATGAAGGTGGGATTACTGACCTAGAGTTAATGAATAAAGTTAGAGATTACATTGAAGGTAGGTCAGAAGATGATAGCGTTGTAGCTGAGTTTATAGATAAATATGGAGCTGAAGCTTATAGTGCTTTTAGACAATCTGTACTTTTAGAAAACACACCTTCAGCAGAATTAGTAGAAGGTAAAATAGAAGGTAATAACTTAGGTGGTCAAGCTGATGATGTCATGGCTGATATGGGTGGTGAAACTGTAGCTGTATCACAAGGAGAATTTATTATACCTGCAGATGTAGTTTCTATTGCAGGTGGTGGAGATACTGACTCTGGTGCTGCTAAGTTTTATGACATGATGGACAAGATAAGACAAAAAGGAACAGGCACAACAAAACAAGTAAACCCAATAAACTTTAATGAGGTATTTCCTGTATGACAAACGTAGCACTAAATCAAGAGCCTTCGGGTGAATATGATTTTTCTATAGTAAACAATGACCAACTTATATTAATTTGGGAAGGAGCTAAAAAGTATTTAGAAAAATCTTGTAAGCGTTCTAATGGTCGCATTAGACCAGAAGATATTTTTTATGATTGTTTAAATGGCAGTCATAGACTTTGGATTGTCTATGATACAGGCTCATTTGATATACGTGGTATTGCAGTTACACAAAAAATAGTTTATCCAACAGGCAAGACTATGTTGAGCGTAGAGCATATAACAGGTAATAACATGGAAGGTTGGGCACCAACTGTTCTTGATGCCTTAGAAGAAGTTGGCAAAAAAGATGGTTGTGATGGCATTGAAGGTATAGGTCGTGCAGGTTTTTGGAATTGGGTTAAAGATAGAGATTGGTCTAAATTAGCAATTTTCATTGAATATAATTTTGAGGTAGAAGATGAGAAGATTTAAAGGTGGTGGTGGTACTCCTGCCAAACAAGAGATTGTACAAACTAAACTGCCCTCTTATGCAGAGCCTTATTTTACTAGGCTATTAGGTAGAGCTGAGGGAGAAAGTTTACAAGGATACACTCCTTATGGAGGACAACGTATTGCAGAGTTTAGTGGTGATGAAGGATTAGCACAAGCTATGACAAGAGGATTTGCTACACAAGGAACACCTGATTTATATAATCAAGCTGCAGAAAATTTATCTGCAATGGACCCAACTGCTTTTCAAAGAGGAGACTCTATGTATGACAGAAGGTTTTCTGTTGACCCATATCAAAGAGTATCTTTTGAAGAAGGTGTAAATAGATTTACTAATCCTTTTCAACAAGGTGTAACAGACATTGCTAAACGAGAGGCAAGAAGAGACTCAGAAATTTTAGCTAATCAAATAGAGTCTAAAGCTGCACAGTCTGGTGGATTAGGTGGATATCGAGAAGCAATTTTACAAGCTGAACGTGAGAGAGGACTAGGTCAAAGATTAGATGATATACAGCTTAAAGGTAGCAACTTAGCTTTCCAAAATGCCATGAAACAATTACAAGCAGAAAGGCAAACCGGTTTAGCAGAGCAACAACTGTTTGAACAGCTAGGTTTAAAACAAGAAGAACTTGCACAAAAAGCAGCACTAGTTGACCAAGGTGCAGGAAAACTTGGTTTGCAACAACAACAATTAATGACAGATGTTGGAAGCACAATACAAGATGACGCTCTAAGAAGAATAGCTGCTCTTGCACAAATAGGTGAACAAGAAAGAGCTATGCGACAAGCAGGTCTAGATATTGGCTATGATGATTTTACCCGTCAAAGAGATTACACTAGAGACCAACTTAATTATTTAAGTTCTATATTACAGGGTGTACCTATTAAACCTGACCAATCAGTTAGCACATATACACAACAACCCGGACTTTTCCAAACTGCACTTTCTGCAGGATTAGGTGGTCTTGGTTTGTATAGAGCTACACAAGGTGGAGGCAGAGCATAATGTCAAATTTAGTACAAGCAGCAGAAGAATTAGAGTACGTTCCTAAAGAAGAGTTAGTACGTATGATGGAACAAGGAGATATGAAATATCCTCCTTACTTAGTATTATCTGAAATACAAAGAAGAACACAACTAGAGAACATGGTCATGCAACCTAAACCTAATACTACTGTCGCTCAAGAAGTAGTATCAGAGTTTGCACAACCACAAGGCTTGGCAGGTATGCCTCAAGGAATGTCAACAGATATTCCTCTCCCCCCCTCCTCCCAAACTGTATATGAGGATAGAGGAATACCTGCCTCCGGTTTAGCTGCCGGTGGCTACTTACGTGGTGGTAAAATGGAATACACCGGACCAACAATTTTTGATGAAGAAGGCAATGAACTCGATGGTTTAGAAGCATTAAGGCAGTCTGGTGGATTGAACAAATTTATTAAAGTTATTGGTATGAAAGAAGGTGGTTTACTAGGCTTCAATACAGGTGCTGATACAACTTTTGCTTCTCAGTTTAGAAATGTTGTATCTCCGGTCACAGGATTTTTGAATTCAGAAGAAACAACACAGTTTGGAAGAATAATAAGTAATCCTGCTTTACGTCAAACATTCACTAATCTTTATAATATTGATTACTTAGGCAGACCCGGTGGATTGAATACAAGGGTATCACCAGAAAAACAAAGAAGAAGTTTTCTGAATACTCTTATATATAGTCCAGAGAACTTGAAAGGTAAAATTGAAGAGTACAACGAATTAAATAAAGATAAAAAAGATTTTACTCCTATAGATTTTGACGCACTAGGTATGCCTACTCCTCAAGCTCCTGTTAGTGGAGATGGAAGTGATAGTAGTATTTTTAAAGCTCCTCCTGTTAAAGAGGACCCTCCTAAAACAACAGAGGAAAAACAAAACATTACAGATATAGTTAAAGGTCAAATGGGTAAATTTGGTTTATCTTCTACTGCTTCGACTCCACCTTCTGAAGAACAAAGAAATAGAGAAAAACAAGCTTTAATTTTTTCTACACTAGCCAAGAATATTGGTAGTGCAACTAATCTATCAGGCATAGGTGAAGGATTTGCTGATGCAACAGCTTTAGCAATTGGTAAATCTGCTGCTGATAGAAAAGAAGATGCCGAATTCTTAAAATCTAAACGTGCAGATGTTGTAAGCGAAATACAAATCATTTCTAGTCTGCAAGATATAGGAGCTAGAATAAGAAGCAATGATATAAAAGAACGACAAATAGCACAGGAAAATGCAAAGTTGCTTCTTGAATTATTGCAAGACCCAACAATAAGTTTAGACCCAGAAAAAACTAAGCTATATTTAGGTCAATTAGAAAGTTATCTTTCATCAGGCAATGCAATGGCAAGTCCTAGTACCGGTATTGCAGGAGTAAACTTTACTAAATAATGCAAAGATTTAATTTACCAGATGGCAAATATATAGAGATAGAAGATAATCCTTCTAGAGAATATGTCATTGGTTTACAAAACTTTTTGTCAGAACAATATCCTGATTACTATACTCCATATAAAGAAGAGGTAGACCCTACTATTGGTGGTAGGGTTAGTGAGTTTAGTAAAGGAGTTGCTAAAGGATTAGCCGGAGGATTTCTTGGAGGTGCAGAAGGATTAGTAAACTTCTTTGATAGTGGTAATGATAGTGCTATTGGTGATGGACTTAGAGGTATGCAAAGATACCTTAATGAAACTCTTCTTCCCACAGAAGAAGGCTATGAAGATTTGTACACTACTAAACTAGGACAAGGTCTTGGTAGTTTTGCTTCTTTCTTTGTTCCGGGATTTGGTGCAGCTAAAGTATTAAATACTACAGAAAAACTAAGAAAGCTAGGCAATCTAAGAGCAAAAGCAACTGAGCTTTCTGAGATACAAAAAATTGATAAAATGATAAGAGCTGTCCAAAGAGGACCTACGATTGCTAGTGCCTCATTAGCTGTGCCTTTGGGTATATCAGAACAAGGAGACAGGATAGAACAAGCTAGACAGCTAGGAGAAGAGGTTAGTCCATTTCAAGAATTTGCTGCAGAAACTGCCGGTGGTGTTATAGGTCTTACAGAATTGTTTGCACCTGACCGACTTTTAAGAAAGATTACTAAAAGTGATGGCGAAGTTTTAGATGTAGCAGCACGTATTAGGTCAGCATTAGGCACAGGTACTGTAGAAGCTGTTCAAGAAACTATGGCAAGTATTGCACAAGATGCTGTAGCTCGTGGATTGTATAGTGACGAGATACCTATTGGGGACAGTATGTTTGATGACTTTACTGTAGGTGGTGGTACAGGAGCAATAGCTGACTTATTAGTTAGAGGTTTTACAGGTAGACGACCTGTCGCTAATAAATATACTCTTGACTTAGAGAAACAAGCTGTTGAAGAAAGTGGCGAAAAAGAAATTTTTGAAGAAAGAAAACAAGATGATGAAGAGCTACAGGCTACAGGTCCTGCAATAATTCGTGAAGAAGATTTAGCTGTAGAATATGAAGAAACTATAGAGCCAGAAGAAAAAAAAGAATTACAAGTTATTGAGCAATTAAAACTTGAAGAGCAAACTGATGGAAGTGTATTAGTTATAGGTGAAGATACAGGAAAGATATATAGTACACACAAAGTTGAAGTTGCTGCCGGATTTGAAATAGATGCTCAGGGCAATCCACTTTTAGATGAAGAGGGACAGCGTGTTCAAAAATTTGACTTTGACCCTATAGCTACAATAAATGAAGCTGCACAATCTGCTGTAGAACAAGAAAAGAAAAATAGAACAAAATTTGTAAATGATGCAATTGATAATGTATTAGATATTGCAGGTCTAAAAGAAAGTGGCTCTATAAAAAGTTTAGGCAAAAGAGTTTTATCGCCTTTGTTTAATGTAATAGATGTTAGAACGCTGTCTGTAATGGACTCAAGGATAAGTGAGGCTAGACAAAAACAAGCTGCAAAATTAGAAAAATTAAATAAACAAGCTGAAAGACTAAAAGCTAAAAGATTAAAAGATAGAAGAGAAGGTAAAACAAGACTTACTAAAAGTGGTCAGCCAGACCAAAGATTTAAACAGCTAGATAGACCGGGTGAATTAGACAGTACGGAAGGAGCTTTAGATATATCTCCTTTGAAACAAATTACTGTTGACAAGCAAACAGACGAACAAAAAAGTTTGGTACAACTTTTGCAAGACAGAGCTGAACAAGTTGGATTGCCTCGTAAGAATTTTTACACTTATCAAGAAGCTAAAAAAATTCTAAAGCCTGATGACTTCAATCAATTGATGATGGAAAAAGCGAACATCATCTTTAAGTATTCTGAAAAAGAAGGAGCATATTTACCAACCGGCAGAAGAAATGAAAGGAAAGGAGATAGGGTAGCGTCCGGATTAAATCCAAGAGGAGCCAGTATACAAAGATATAATTTTTCTCCTAATAGATTTGAAGATACAAGTAGACAAGCAATATATGAAGCATTAGAAAGTAGAAACCTTGAAGCAAAAATAAACAGCAAAGAGTTTCAATATTTTGCAGAACAACTTACAGGCGAAAAAAACTATAACAAGATGAACAAAGGACAGAAGATGGTCTTGTTAAGTCGTATATATAGTATGCCTAGGCTAGATGTAAAAACTAAATTACCTTTACTTACTCCTAGAACTTATACAGCACAACAAATGAATTCTTTTTACGAGCTGTTTGGTTTAGCTAGAGGTCAAGCTATAACTGAAAATGATATAAAAACATTTTTTGATAATCAAAATATTAAAAAGAGTCAACAAAATATAAGACAGTTTAAAGAAGATTTAATAAATAGTGGCAGACTAAAAAAAGTAAAAGGCAAAACATTAGGCAACAGTCAATTTAAAACAGATGAAATGTCTAAGGCTTCTAGGAAAGAAGGAGAAACTGTAGAAGATTACAAAGCTAGAATATCTACTGTTTTAACTGCTGAACAAATAGCTAACCTTGGTATGACTGAAGAGCAATTCAATATACCTGCATTGCCTCCACCTATTACAAATGAGTCTATGCCTAATCTTGCAAAAGAATTGCAAGGTAGATTAAATAAATTAGGTCTTAAAGACGTAGCAATTAGAATTACAAACTTTCTAGCTAGTTCACAAAATATAAAACGTGATGGCAATGGCAAACTTATCTATATTGCTGACCCAAATCGTACTGAGAATATGAGCTTGATTGATAAAGAAGCTGTTGGTCTATATGACAAAGCTTTGAATACTATTTTATTAAAGCTAGAAAGTATTGACCCTAATAATCAACTATCTGAAGCAGAGTTAATAGACGTTTTGAGTGGCAGAATAGACCACGAAGCTATACACGCTATGATGCAATTGGATTTAATAACTGAAGATGAATTTTTAAATCTTGTACGATACGCAAAAAAAGCTTTGTCTCAAGATATACAAAATGAAATGGCTAAATCATATGGACTAGGACAACCCGGTGGTATAACAGCTAGAGGTTTTGAGGAAGAACTTGTAGCAGAATTATTTCGATATTATAGAAATAACCCTAAAGGAGTTATTGGTAAACCAAGAAGTTTAATCCAAAGAATACTTAATTTTTTACAAGAGTTTTTATTTTCAATAAATGCTTCTGAGTTTGGCAGTCCTACAGTTTTATTAGAAAGGATTGCGTCAGGACAAATAGGCAGTAGAGAAAGAGGCGTGAAAAGAAACTTGCGAATGACAGCAAGTAATCAGTCTAGACTTTTACAACCTGCAGTTGAGTTAGAAGAACTTGAAGAAGGAGGGACTCAGGGTAGACCTACAGCACAAGATATTTTATCCGGACAAGATGTTGACCCACAAATGAGAGAGGTCTTGAGCGAAGATGAAATAAATCGTTCAGCTATATTTGAAGAGCTTGAGAATACTTTAGTTCAGAAAGGAGATATATCTTCTGCAGAAATGAGAGCGATATTTAAACAGTTTGCTCCACAGTCTAAAAAGTTTTTACCTATACCTTCATATAAAGAATTAAAGAAGAAGGTAGCTGAAGCTGCTCGTATGGGTTATGACCATTTATGGTATACAAGATGGGCACAGAAAGTTCCTTTGTTAATTGGTGACGCAAACATGACAGAGTTTAGTGCTGTCTTTGGGATAACATCTGCACAACAAACTCCTGAAAAAAATTATCAAGATACTTTAAATACAATGATAATTGCTAGGCAGATAGACCCTATTAAAAGTCCTAAAAGATTTATAAATGCTATAGCAAAAAAAAATGTTGGTATGAAAAATCCAACTCGACTAAAACAAATACAAGAGTTTTATAAGACAGGTTTATTTCAGAATAAAGATACAGGAGCTAAGACAGCTTTTTATGCTAATCAAATATTTGAAGCAAGTCAGGGTAGGTTTACTCCGTTTACAGTTAACGACATTCATATGAGAAGGCAGTTTGGAATGATAGACCCAAACAAACCAGAGAAAAATCAAGAGAGTCCTACTGCTATCGAGTATCAATTTCAAAATGATTTAATGAGGTTGTTAAGTACAGAAGTTTATAACGTCAATGGAGTACGTAAAAAATATCAAGAGCCATCAGAAATCCAAGCTATGTTGTGGGGATTACAAAGATATGAAGGAGGAACTAATCCTACTAACGAAGGTAGCTATGCCTCAGCAGAAGCAGCAGCACAAGAACAAATATCTGAAATACAAGAAATGCAAAGAGAAGGTAAGTTTGATACTGCTACTCCATTAACAGATAGAATGATTAACTCGCCACAAAACATTGCATATCAAAATGTTAAAGGCACATATGGAAGTGTGACACAAAGAAACTATCAAGAAGCTATCGCAGAAATGTCACCTGTAATTGAAGTAGGTATCATGCCCGGTACTGAGATACGTGGTGTTTGGTCTGAGTCTAAATCTATTCCTTATAGAAAAAAAATAGAATATTTCAATACTGTTTTTCGTTCAATAACAGAAGGCAATCAATTAAAGTTTCTTAAATTTTTAAAGATACCTCACTCAATAACTCTTAATGCAGGAACATACAATGGTGGATATTTGACTCCGGGATTTAATTTATCTATGCCTAATGCAAGTGACGCAACACTTAGAGGAGTTGCACAGTTTTTAACTGACGCTTTATATTTAGACTCTACTTTAATAACTACACCTACAGCACAAGGTGCTAAGAGACAAGCTGCTGTATTAACAAAGCCTAATAATGAAGGCTTTACTGTTGATGAAATAAAATCTATCCAAGAAAGAATACAAAGAAGCGACCCTAACGGAGATATAGGAGAGTTTGTCTTACAGTCATCAGGCAATGCTTTGACTTTCACAGACAAAAAACAATTCAATGGTGAGCCATATTCAAAAGAGATGTATCAAACATACATGACTTTCTTAAATGATTTGTTTGCTAATTCAGGATATAATATAAATACTTATGGACAAAAATCAGAACTCGTCAGCTACGGACCAACAAGAGATGACAGAACAGGAACAAGAGGAGGTATTGAAAACCTTAGGGATTACACCTCTACCTTCAACGCACCCGATATACGGAGAGCCCTCCTCAGTAATCTCTACCTCCCTGCCGTTAGAGCCTTCCAAGGTTTCCAAAAAGAACTAGGAGTTAGCGTTCCGACTCAAGGCAGAAGTAGAAATTTTGCCATGCCTTACTCGGCTTTTAATCCACAAACTACTACTAATAAACCTACCAAAGATGAACTTGCAGACGCAGAGGCTGTAGCTTTTGCAAAGGCAGAAGCAGAAAATTATACAGCCGGAGCCGTGCCTTTAATAAATCCTAATGCTAGTGGACTAGCTATACGTACTGCACTAGAAGTAAGGAATGGATTAAAGCCTGAGAATATATTACCTGAGGACCCATACATGAGAGGCACAGGTACTATACCTTCACAGTATAAAAATGTTGTAGACAAAACAGGAGGCAGAAGCAAACCTGCATTAGGAGGTGGTTTTTATGACGCATTAGATAGTGTCACAAATGCTGCAGAGTCTGTTCGTTCTTTTATAAATAGATTTAGACAAGAACTTATAGATAACAAACAAATGTTATTAACCGGTCAAAAGATTTTAGCCGGTGACTCTAGTCAAGTGCTTGAATTAGAAAGACGTGCTTCTACCGGAGCAATTCAAGCTTTAAGATTTATAGATAATGCTAGAGGTGTTTTATCTGCCATGATGAATCATGGACCTGTGACCTTAAAAGATGGTCTGACTTCCACACTTACAAACTCTGAATTAAATTTAATAAATATATTTGCTCCGATTTATCAAAACTCTGCAGAGTACGGCATAGACTTTGAGTCTTTAGCCAAAGCTTATTTTATAGCTAGAAGAGGTAGAAGATTAGTAAAAGATAAAATTAAAGTTCAGCAAAAGGACGGAACAATTACAGAGGAAAGACTTATAGAGATACCTTTGTCTGACCAAGAAATACAAGATGGATTGCAAATAGGTCAGGAGTATAAATGGATTGAAAAAGTATTTGACGACTATCAAAAGTTTAATGAGTACACAATAAACTATGGAGTAGATACCGGTATACTTCAGGAAGAAAGAAGTGACAATGAGTTTAGGGTTGCTCTGAATAAAGTTGGCTTTACTGATGTAGCTAAATCTGGAAACAGAGAGGCACTTCTTAAAGCAGTTGAAATATATAACTCACGTGCAAAAGAAGGAGAGCTTATAGAAACTAGAGGTACTGCACAAATCTGGAGAGAAAACGCAGACCACTTTCCTTTCTATAGAGAAATGGAAAATCAGAGTTTAGATATGGCTGCTCCACGTATAGGCTCTGGATTGCTTACAGGTAATCCATTGGGTATAGAACTTAAAGGTAGTAAGAAAGATATAGACATTCCTTTTTTAGATGCCATATTAAGAAATCAACTTGCAATTCTTACAGCCGGAATGAAGAACGATGGCTTATCTAAACTAGCTAGAAACTTTGTATTGAGTGGTAGAGGTAGATTTATTAGACCTGATGAAGTCAGAGGCAGAATAGGTAAAGAAGTTATACCTGTTCATGTAGAAGGGATAAGAAGATTTTTAGAAGTAGACGCAGAGCTTGGTCCATACCTTGAAGGTTTAAATAATTTAGGTGTGACTGATGATGGATTTTTATTAAAAGCTTTAGCAGTACCGGCTTCTATACTTCGTGAGACTGTCACAAGAGACCCCGGATTTATGATGGTCAATATGTTCAGAGATACGTTATCAGCATTTGTCACAAGTGGTGCAAACTTTATACCTGTGTTGGATACAGCCAAAGGTTTTGCTTCTGACATGACTGAGCTAGAAAGGTTTGGTGTGTTAGGTGGATATGATTATTCAAATGACGCAATGAGTATTTCATCTTTTTTAAAGAAACAATATAGACTGCAAGGCTTAGGTAAGAATGGGTCATATAATCCTGTTGACGCTACTGTAAAACTTTGGGATTGGTTAGGACAACAAACATATAAGTCAGACGGAGCAACAAGAAAAGCTGTATATCTAAAAGTCTTGCAAGAAACCGGAGATGTAGCAGAGGCAGCTTATCAAGCCAAAGAAATAATTAACTTCTCAAGAAGAGGAGCCAATCCTATATTTAGAATTGTGACGACTGCCATACCTTTTATGAACGCAAGGATACAAGGTCTTGATGTTCTTTATAGGTCTGCCACAGGTCAATACTCAGCAAAAGAATTTGACGCTAGTATTCGTCAGGACCCTGAATTACAAAGCAGAGTCATCAAAAGTTTTGTAGCAAATGGAGCGTTGCTTACTTTTGCTACGGCTTTGTATTACTTAATGGTTGGAGATACAGATGAATACAGAGCAAGACGAAGAGAAGAGAGAGATAACAATTGGTTGATTTTCACAGGTAAAGACCTTCCTCCTCTCAAGCTTCCTATTCCTTTTGAGATTGGTGTCATGTTTAAAGTAATACCTGAAAGGACTATGGACTTAGTATCCGGACAAGCAAGTGTCGGAGAAACGGGAGAGTCTTTGGGCAGAGCATTTCTAGATACTGCAAAGTTCAACCCTCTTGACTTCCAAGTATTGAAACCATTCATGGAAGCTTTTGTTTACAATCGTAGTAGCTTTACCGGAAGTCCTATTGTGCCTCCATACATGGAGCAATCTATTGAGGACGGAAAACAATATAGAGAGACGACTAATGAGTTAGCTAAGATTGTTGGAGAGGCGTTCAACATAAGTCCAATGAAAATAGAGTATACGTTGAATGGATATTTAGGTACCCTCGGTGGCTATGGTCTGAGCCTCGTAGACACAGTTCTAAAGGGTCTTACCGGTAGAGACTACATAAGACCTAGGGTAGACCAATTACCCCTCTTAAAACGTTTCTTTGGCAGTCCTTTGGGTGGTGGTTTGCAACAACAGTATTACGAAATGAGAGAAGAGAGCAACAAAGTGATAGCAACTATGAACAAGCTTGTCAAAGAAGGCAGAGTAGACGAGTATCAAGCTTACGCAAATAACAACCAAGGATACTTACAAACAAGGGAACAAGTATTAAGAATAGACAGAGGCTTGAAGAGAATAGCAGACCAAGTAAAAGGAGTTTATCGTAGCGAAACCCTAGACCCTGAACAAAAAAGAGTAGCACTTAGAAGTCTAGAGGAGAGACGTAATCAACTGTTGCAGTATATTCCTGATATGAGAAGGCAACAAGAAACATATTTAGGATTGCAATAGGTGATAGTCCGGGCTGTATCCATGATACAGACATAAAATATTTACCGGTAAATACTTTCTCTAGCTAGGGTCTGAAAGTTTTTTAGGACACAGCGTCCCACCTGCGAATCAAATTTTTTCAGGCTAGTATATTTCAGCAACAACTAATCTTTCGATTAGCTTTTCTTCTTTGAATGGTTTAGTTCTGAAGAAGCCTTCATACTGTGGATACCTAACATGAAAGAGTCTAGCGTAGAAAGATATGTAATCATTGCTTATCTTGAAGTCCCCACCTTTTGTTTCGACCTCAGCGTTCCACCTTATACGATTGATGATTGCCCATTGAGAATAGTTCTTTCTCCCTGAGGCTATCGCTTGTAAGGTGTACTCTTCAAACTTCTCCCATACCTGAGGGTTTTTCTTATGCCATTCCCACCAAGCCTTCTTCCGTTCTTTCAACTCTTCTTGTAATTGTTCTACCAACATAGACATTACTCTTCCTCCTCCTCAACTAATATACCTATAAATCTAATAAACTTTTCAGCGTCAATAACCAACAAAGGTTTAGTCTTGTTTCTTTTGATTACAACTATAGGCTCATAGCCTTTACAATTCTCCTCAGCTTGTTCGTAAGCTTTCCAAATGTTCAGAGCCTCTTGGTTTTTACACTCAATACTAAAGGGAAACTTCTCTCTTGATTGCTTACCCATTATCACATCTTCCCCTTGGCTTCCCATAGGTCTAGACTCTATATCCTCAGGGTCTAGTTTCAATATCTCTATCAACTTTTCTACAACCCACTTCTGTAGTTTCCTTCCTTTTGCTTTTGCAGATTGTGTTTTCATACCTTAAAACTTACCATCATTTTTTTCCATCTCGTTTCGCTGCGAGAAAATATTTACTAGTAAAACCTTTTCTCATGGTAGTTCTCTTGGCTCTTTAAGTAAATGCTCTACCTGTTCGAGTAGTTCTTCTTCCGTGCCATAAGCCTCTTCAAATCTTTTCTTGTTGGGGTGTCTGCTTATTGGTCTTTTGTGACTGCCGTTTCTATGATGAATGTCACAGAGAGGTAATACTCTCATGTGATTTCTTTTTTCTTTTCCTACAATGTGATGTATCTCTGCCGGAACATACGGATAACCATTGTTATAACAGACGATACACCCAATGCCACGGACTAAGTCCATGTGTTCTTGCTCTTCTTTTGTGGGGGGTTTGCCTTTCATTAGGAAGGACTAGGTATGAAGATAGCAAAGTACCAATTAAGTCTATGCTCCATACCTAGCTTGTTCTCTTCTCTGAGAGACTTCTCTTGTTCGCCAAACCTCGTAGCCTATCTCTAAGCTTTTGAGTTTAACTCGTATTGCCTCAAGAGTTCCTTTGGCAACTCCAACTTTCAGCCTAGCTTTGTGTAAATCTTCTGAAGCTTCAGCATGAGTTTCTTGCCCTGAGTTTGTTTTGATACCCATATCAATGGCTCTGAGTTTTAAGGTTGCTTGTAGTTTCTTAACATCAGCCTCCTTCTCATGTACCTGATACATAGCTTGTTCAATTAACGGAGCAAGTTTTCTAATCTCATGTTGCCAATTCTCAATTAGTTCTTCTGACATCAGCTATCTTCCTCCCTCTTATATGTATCAAAGACATTCAATACCTCTTTGGTTTTAGAAACTGAGAGTGCAGTTCTATCTCCGTAGAGTTCATCAAACTTTGCTTCAGCCAAAGGTCGAGGGTCTATATTATCTTTCCACATATAACGTTCTCTACTCTGCATACGATACCAACGTTCAAAGTTCTCTTCGTATGTTTCATCATTAGACCAAACAAATTCTTCCATATCTATTTCTCAGCCTCCTCCAACTCACGTAAGTCAAAGTTCCCATTGACTCTGCCCAAGCCTACGATACTGCCAAGATAGATAGACATAAGAACATCAGGGTCTAAAACTTCTACACCCTTAACATCTAATGTGCCTTCTTCTACTGCCTTGTTCATCAATTCAATAATCCTAGCAAACTCTCGGAGCAAAGCGTTTCTATGGTCTACCCAATTAACAAGGACATTGTTATCAATCTCCATATCCACAAAATTTACAATGTTATCCATTAGAAAGGTACCTCAATATCATCTTCTCCATAAGGGTCAAAGCTAGAGACAGCTTTCTTTTCCGGCTGTGGCTCAGGCTTTGTCTCAGGCTTTGGTTGTGCTACGTCAACTCTTGCATACATATAAGGGTTGTCATTCTTACTTACCCTATCCCATAAAGCCACCCTAAGGATAGGCTCTTTACCGGCTTTGATTTCTTCAACAAGTTCTTTCATCAAGTTCTTGTTGAGTTCTATCTTACCGGTATGGTCAGGTTGGTTTTGTGCTTTCTTAAAGCTGTTAGGATAGATTGCTCCGTCCGATTGTGGTTTATTTTCATTCGTCATTTTTACCTCGCTATATTAGAAATGAATTACAATGAGGACAAACGTTATGCTCGTCCGTTAGTTCCGTCCAATCTTTTCCTTCGTAAAAGAAAAGAATGTTGTCTTCAAGATATCCGTACCTTGAAGGATTAAGTTTTATCTCAGGGGATAGATTGTCATAGTATTGCCAACTGTCGTGTCCGTACTTGAGAATAGAGTAATTGCTTATGTGTTTCTTGAGAGTCAGCTTTTCTTGTATCTTGTCAAGCTCTTCTCTTTCGTTGTTAGTCAAAGTGTTCTTGTGATAGACAACTACCTTGACCATTTCCCACTTACAATCTGTATCGGTAGAGCCTACCGGTATGTCGACAATGCGACAAGCGATAGGCAAATCTTCCTTGATACAAGTCTGTATGTGGTTAGCCTCATGTTCATCAAGCATAGACCAAAGTATCCAATTGGTATGACCCTCGGTCTTCATAACATATCTATCTATAGTAGCTTTCTTGATGTCGTCAATCATTGAGCGTTCCTTTCAACAGAGTCAGCCGGTAAAGTTTCTGCGTACTTTACAAACCTTTGGTCAAGTTCAACTTTCATCTCCGGAAACTTCTCGCCTAAGATACCTATGTCTTTTGCATTAGCCTTGTAGTAGTTAGTCAACTGTTGCTTGGTTTGACATAGAGGGGAGTGCATAAACGTATCAACTCCTTCAAGAAAAACCTTCGCCCAATCTTCATCATACTCAACTTGATTTTCTGAGTCAGCAGAAGAAACTTCTTTACTAGGAATATTTTTCTCCTCATCACCACTAGCCTCAGTCTGCTCAGGCTCTTTTGCTTTAACGGGATTTTTCTTGCGTGTTTTTTCTGACACCTTATCTTTGTCCTCGTCAGGTAAGTCGTCACTTAATCCCATGTAAAGACCTATGCCTAATCCAAACATAGCCATGTTCTTAACAAGACATCTCATTCTGTTATCAGATACTTGCCTAGAGTCAGGTGTTATTATTGGTTGATTTTTATAGTCCATGATTGGTAATGACATCATGCGAACACATTCGCCAATCCTAATTGAAGTACAAACTTCCATGGTGTTATCGTCCATTTTAATTGACGGCATGAATTCATACTCAGCCTCAGGATACTTCTCGCAAAGCAGAAACCATGCTCTGCTCCAACTGAGATAATCCAACTTCATCTTAGTCTCTTTGAATTCAGACACATCTACTTTCGATAATGTGTTCCATATTTCACGAAACTTCTCTGCTTTTATTTCTAATAAATTATCCATATTTTTCTCCATTGATAATTAAATCCAACATTTATATCCACTACACTTATCAGCTTGTATGCCGTGTGTAATAGACAATTCTTTTATTTCTTGTTCGTCCACGTCAGGTAAGAAACCCCCACAGACATCACATAGTTTTTCCTCAGATACTTTCTCGTACTGAATATCAATCTTGTAATCTCTACTCATACTTAGATTTCTCCGTCAGCAAACTCAGGTCTAGCTTCAAAGTAAACTACAATTGCTTGACCTTTGTAATCTACTATATCTGCAACATCTTCTAGACCTACCTTCTCTTGGTCTGAATATGTATCCAAAAATGCCCAATCATTGTGTCCGAATTTTTCTACACACCACCTATCAATGTTTATAGTCACGTCTGAAGTATCATCAAGATACTCTATCTCGTCCCATACATCACTAACAGCGTTAGCAGTCTGTTGGTCGCAGTCTCCTATACATTCATCAAGTTTAGACATTGCTTTTTTTAAATCACGTACACCTAGTCTCAAGAATTCTATTTGGTTTTCTTTTGAATATACTTCCCTCATTGAATTACCCCCTTGGCGAACAAAGATTTACTTCCAAAGATTGCTCTTCTTGAATACACAACTTTGTGACCGGACTCCTCAAGTCTTGCAACTTCTTTATCCATGTCTCTATCAAATTGAATATCGCCTTCGACAATCTTCGACCATACAAATTGTTTAGAGCCGTCAGGCAATTCAATCTGTATCTTAAACATACTATAGTCTTTCATTGGCTACCTCCTTTTGGTACTGTTCGCAAAATTGTGCCACATCACAGTAGTCTTTACACTTGATTGACTCTCCCTTTGCAAACTCTATAGTTAAGTTATTATCACTACTCTTAGCAATGTAATCATCAGCCTTTGACTGAGTATCCAAAACTCTAAGTGCAGTCTTTCTACCCTTCTTCATTACTCTGAAAGAGTCCGGTCTTTTCCAACGTTCCTCCTCTGAGCATAAAGGTAGTTCCCTATTTATTAGAAAGTCAGCCTCAGCTTCTTGATGTAGCTTGACTCTTTCTTCTATAAATTCTTTTTGTGTCTCGGTATCCCATACCGGTATATCTATAACTGAGATAGGCGAGTCCGGATAATCACTACCCATTCTCTTCTTCTGACTCTTATTCCAATCTCTGTTTACTGTAATAATCTGTAGCTTATCTATGGTCTTGCCTATGTTGTGTTGATACAGCCAAGCATAGCAGTTCAATTGTGCCTCCCACGAGTCGTCTCCTTCCTTCTGAGCCTTCATAACTTTGTAGACGGACGTGACCTTATAATCTTTTAAAGTGTTCTCCTCAAGGCTAATAGAGTCCGTCTGACCGGATATAGTCCACCCCAATACAGAGGCATACATTCTTTCCTCAATCATAGTATCTTCATAGCCTTCGTTTGCCCTCTCTAAGATAGAGTGTGTAGCCGTGCCTAATATCTTCCACACTTGGTCTACTGCGTCCACAACTATACTGTCTTGATATTCAACTCCAAGTATTCTTGGACGAGGAGCAGACAATAATCCTGACACAGAAATAGTAGACTCTCCCTTCGAGTAAGTATCATTACTTATGGCACGTATTATTTCTTTGGGTAGTTTGTTTTTGTTAGTAAGTTTCATCTTGTGTATGAAATGATAATGACAATAGCGACAATCAAAGTCGTTCCCACAACTGCGTAATAATAATCTAGAAATCCCAAAGCTTTCTTTCCTCCTCGTTGCCACAATGATATATGGCTCTACCAATTCTGCAAATCAATCCTTGAGCAGACAGAACAGTATGAGTATACATATTGTAAGACTCCTTCCTAAGTTCATAGACACTTATGTTGTTGTCCCTAAATCTATCAAGACATTGTTGAGCAACTAACTCAGCCTTTGCGTTCATAGGTCTTCTTGTAACTGTTGCTAAAAACCAATCAGCGTCTTTGTAGATAGAGGCAATGATGTCTAGTTCTGAGTACTTGCAATGACCAATCCTTTTTAAAATCTCTCTTGGGTTGTGAGGTATAACTACTACCTCTTCTTGTGGTTTTTCTTCTACAACAATCGGTTTAGTGTTTCCAACAACAGCTAATTTTTTTCGTGTTGTCTGTTGTACTTCTTTGACACTAACTACCTTTTCTTTCAACTGACTTTTCAAGTCGTCTATCTCTAGCTTGAGAGATACAACGTAGCTTTGTAGTGCCTCTATTAATATCTTGTCTTTCATTTAGTCCTCCATATTCCTACCCCTGAGTTATCTGAAAGTTTCATAACACTAAAATTAGTATCAAGTCTTTTAGCTTTGTATCTATCAACTGCGTTTCGCAAGATTTTTATTTCTACTGCTAGGTCTTTCTTTGATACCGGTATCTCAATGCTGTCTCCAACTTTCATATCTTCGAGAGGAAGGTTGTATTTAGAGGGTCTACCTTTGTTGCGTGGCAAGGGTATCCCCTTCTTGATTTCAAATTCCATATAATACCTCGTGGTTTACTGTATATGATGTAATTATGAGGGATAAAAAAAGTTTTTACAAGTGTAAATGAGGTATTGAATTGTGTTTTTTGTTCGGCTACAATCGAGCCATGGATTTTTCAAGGGCGTTAGATAAGAAAGTTTTACAACAAGCAGTCAGAGATATCGCAAGTAAAAATCCAAGAACATCTACCGAGGCAAAAGCCTACTTTCTTTCTCAGGATTTTGAGAAACTTTGCACAAGAAATTCTATAGACTCAGACACAGTTAAGTTAGCAGTCATTGAATTGAATGAGTACCCAATCGTTTCAAAGAAAAAGTTAGCTAATAAAATTAGTAAGCTTATTGAGGTAGAGAAGTAGATACTAGGTAGTATGTACTAAGTAATTTATTTAGGAAGTATATACATTAGTAAGTATATACTAAGTATATAGGAGGAAAAATGATTAGCCAAGAATTAAATGAAAAATTAGACCGGCATACGTCAGGTCTGAGTCACGGACAAAGAAAAATTTCATGTCCGAATTGCCAAGATAAGAGAACAAAAAACAAACATGACACACCATTGAGCGTAAAGATTGACGAATACAAAGTCGTTTACCATTGTCATCATTGCAACATCAAGGGAGTTATAAACAGATACCAAAGTGCTATCAAAAAGGGAGGAGTTATGAAAGTAGTTAAGGCAGAAAAGCCACAGAAGAAAATAGTTTTAGCAGATAAGCAAGAAGAGAAAGCAAACAAGTGGTTGCTTGATAGAAAGATTAGTTTAGAAACAGCAGATAAATTTCGTGTAGCACGGGAAAAGAGAAAATATTTACCGGTAATAGGTTTCTCTTTCTACAATCCTGACGGAGAAGTTGAAGCTGTGAAGTTCAGGAAAGCCAATGGCGACAAGGATTTTTGGTGGGAGAACAATGCAAAAAGGTTTTGGGGAGAGCATGAATTCGATAGCAACAAAGAAACTATAGAGGATACAGTTGTTATTACCGAAGGGGAAATGGACGTATTAGCTATAGCAGAAGCTTTCAAAGACTACAACATAGCTGTTTACTCTGTGCCAAATGGAAGTCCAAACAAGATTACTGAGGGCAAGGTTGACCCAAGCGAGGACGGAAGGTTTGCTTATGTGTGGGAAGATAGAGATAAGTTCCTTGATGTGAAGAAAGTTATCTTAGCTACTGACCAAGACTCAGCCGGAGATGTATTGACCCATGAGTTGAGCCGTAGGATAGGGAAAGCAAAGTGCTATCGCATGGATTACAAAGGATACAAGGACGCAAATGAATTGCTTATTGAGACAGACGAGGAGACAGTACGTAAGCAAGTGATTAATGCAGAGCCAATACCTTTGCATGGTCTAAACGATATAAGTTTTTACACAGATGAATTCCAAAGTTTGTATGATGAAGGCAAACCTCAGGGCATAAACACCGGATATGAGTCTGTTGATAAGGTATTTAATCTACAAACCGGATTGCTTTATGTAGTGACCGGCTATGCCGGAGAAGGTAAGAGTGCTTTCATAGACCAATTAGTAGTCAATGCCGGTAAGAATTACAATTGGAAAACTTGTTATGCTAGTTTCGAGAAAAACCCTAGCTATCATTCGGTACAGTTAGCACAAATAATAACCGGTAAACCTTTCTTTAAAACCAATGGGCATGAGCGTATGAGTCAAGAAGAGAAGGACGAAGCAGAGGCATGGATAGGAGAGCACGTACTGTTCCAAGACTATTTAGACGGAGGGTTGCCAACGATTGAGAACGTGCTTGAGAAGTTTCATCATTCAATAATGAGAAACTCAGTAAAGATTTGTGTGATTGACCCCTTTAATTTTATCCATACTGATAGGACTAATGGTCTAGAAACCCACATGATTTCAGATATGTTAAGCAAAGTGCAATTGTTTTGTAAGCAACATGACGTATTGTGTATCTTCATAGCACACCCACAGAAACCACAAGACAGAAGTAAAAAGAATGTCTGTAACCTCATGGATATATCAGGCAGTATCTCGTGGAGTACGAAGGCAGATGTAGGCTTGACAGTATACAGAGGGTCGGATAATGTAGAAGTCCATTGTACCAAAGCGAGGTGGAATTGGAACGCACAGTTAGGCAAGGCAGACTTATCATTCAATCCAACCAATGGAAGATACTCTGAAACTCAAGAAGAAACTGACGACTACGATTGGGATTTCTAAAGAGGAAGTCTACGTCAATGATGTAGGCAATCCTTACTTACACAAGAGACACAAAGTCCAAGTCCAAAAGATAGACAACTCTCGCATAGGTCAGGCGATTGTCTTTGACCAACACATGATAGACAAGCTTTATATCCAAGATTATCTGAACGAAAGACAACACATGGTGTGTGATAAATACCTTAATCTGTTGACCAAGTCAGGCTGTTTTGCGTCAGCTCCACCCTCCATGGAGAAAATATTTACTAGTAATTACTTTCTGCAAAGGGCAATGCCACGCTCTATTGTACTTTCTCCCCCTGTGAAACAACTTCAGGAGTTATGTGGAAATGAAAAAGAGAAAGCGTTCTATAAAATAATGACCGGTAATCCTAAAAGAATTACCGAGTCAGAATATAATGTGATTGTTGATTGTGCCGAAGCTTTACTTCAACTGTGGTATGTCAACGAGACTAGTCCGGTTTCGTTATTTCAGAGAGCCTTTCTAAAGGAGACTTCATAGAGTCAGTCATAGGTTGTGCAACTGTGTCAGGGTTGTACTCTTCTACTTCAAATTCTTCTTGTACTTCCTCAGGTTGATTGTCAGCCTCAGTCAATACAATGCCTCGCCTTTCTGCTTCTTGATGTATTAGATGAATGACTTGCTTGTTCAAAGAACGAGAGTCCTTCTCTGCTATTTTGTTAGCAAGTTTCCAAGTGTCCTCACTACATCTTATAAAAATACTATTAGCCATTAGGTATCCTCACTTGTAATTTTATCTTCTACTTCTGCTATCGCTATGCTTTCTTTACCCAAGGTATAGTATCCATTCTCGGCAAGAGAATTCATTGCGTTGTGATACGATTGCTCGTCATACCTAAGTAATGGCTCTACTAATAAAAGTTTAAATGCAAACTTACTAGCCTCCTCATAGGTATCAAACGTCCACACTTTATATTTCCAATCCCCAAAACTTTTCTGAGAAGACTTAACAAAAGGCTCAGGGATAGTTAACTCAAAGGTGTGTCTGACAACTGCATACATCAGATGATTATATCATATAGATAGCAAGGGACTAGCATAAAAAAAAGGAGACAGACTTAATAGATTACTTTGGAGAATTATCTATGGCTCAAGTCTGCCTCCAATCTTATTAAACTTCAAAGACTTTTAGCCTAAGCCTTTGATTTCTTAGGAGGTTGTTCACGCTATGAAAAAAAACACGAACAATTACATACATTATATAGCATAGTGATATGACATGACAAGCATACGTCAGCCACTTAATAATTATTCGGAATAATACAATTAGTTTTTATAGCGTAATAATAACTATCTGCTGTAGATTTTTTTCCCAAAGAATGTTGTATTAAAACTCCAGATTTCACGTAGCGTGAAAAAATATTTACTAGTAAATACTTTCTCATCAAGGGATTGTCATAAGAAAATGTCATCTCGCAGGATTTCAAACCTGAAAAATGTCATCATCTCTAGAAATTTTGAGCCAAAAAAAAACCGAGACTATGCAGTAAATTAATACCACATAGCCTCGGCTAATTTTAAGCAGACTGTTTTATATTTTTTAATCTATATCTAATACCTTTCTCAAACTGCTCAGTCGGAGAATACATATTGCTATGATGTAAAAAATTATCTAGAACTTTCAAATCTTCTTCCGTTCCAAACTTGTCAATCCACTTTAGAAACAACTCACAAATAGGAGAATGAGTTATTGTGAAGTGAGTATTGCTATAGCGAAACAACTCAATATCTTTTTTGTTCTTTTTATTATTCAAGAACTTGTGATACTTCTCGTCTATCTGTGCAATAGAAAGGTCAGGGTCATAACAACCGGCTTGTCTTAACATTGCGAAGTGACGAAAGACCATTCTGAAAGACATAGGTTTGTCGGAACGAGACGTGAACTTTGAAACCTCACTAGCGATTTCAAACTCTCCACTTCTGAAGTCGTCCTTGAACACAAAGTATTTTCCATAAGGCATTGACTCTGACCACATGACTTCACAAACCTGAGGAATTAACTCGGCAAAGCTTTCGCCATGGATAATACCGGCTCTGACATTCAACCCACTACGAGGGTAATACTTAAATCTAAGTAGTCTTTTCATGTTCCACCTCCTTTAATTTTTTTCTCCAAAGGTCGAACACATACCATGCCTCTTGCCTTGACAGTCCATAATCTTTCCTAAGAAAAGTAATACCATAAACCATATTCACAGTACCACTTTCTCTCAAGAGGTTTAACTCCTCAAACATCAAAGGCATATCGTCCTCTAAGTATCTACTCATGCTCCACCTCCGGACTTTCTGTTGTCTTTGATAGCAACAACCAAGTCTGATAAATGGTCGGCTCCTTGTTGAAAGTCGTCAACGCTTTCCACGGACAACCTAAGAATAGAGTCAAGATAATCTCGAATAGACTCAACCTCATCTAGACTTATAGCGTCTAGTCTTGTGACACTATCTACTCGAATAGACAATTGTCTGCTTGTCCTCTTAATCACATCAACTGCCAATAGCAAGTCGTTGACTATATCTTTCAGAACTATACGTTCATCTATATATAACATCTCTTCTTTAACTTCTGTCATGCTACACCTCCTTGCATTTCAAATTGTTTTTTAGTCGGATACGTTAACTGATACTTCTTAGCACAATGCTTTCCATATCCGTACGCTTTCGAGATATCGTCAGACAATCTCCTCTTGCAGAAAGAACATTGACCGGTCAACTGTCCGAACTCTCGGACAACTTTCTCAGGGTCAAGGGCAATTGCATTTAGAGTATTGACTGCTTCGTCTTTGATTGCTTGTTTCTCAAAGTCCAACTGAACATTAGAGTATCTAAAGTGAGGAAAGAACAATCCGTTCAAGTCCACTCTACCAAGATACTCTTTGCCATATTGAAAGTCAGGGTCACAACTGACGAGCAACTGCAACTGACCTTCAAACTTTGACTTGTCAGTAGCAATGTACATCTTCAGAAACCAATCAGCATTTCCGGAACTACCTCCGGCAATTGGAACTGACATAGCAACTCTGATAGATGAAAAGTTAGGAACTCTGTTTAGGAACTCCAACACTTTGCTTATCTCATTGACTTGAATAGTCTCTTTAGGTTTTGGAGGAGCAAGAACTTTGTCTCGTATCTTCGCAACCATAGTCCATTGTTTCTCGGACAAGTTACCCTTCATGTCTAATTGATGTCTGACACTTCTTAAAAAAGAAACGTCCCATTTTGTGTGGTCGTCATGCTTACAAACCTCTGTAAACATTCCTTCTTTGGCTAACCACAACTGTAGTTTTAAATCTTCCATAGTACCTCCTATAAAGATTAAGTTAATAAACTGATTTCATACTTTTGTAATCATTCAGACCAAGCACACACTTGATTATCAGTTTTTTTAGAGGTGAAAATTTGCGTCCCGTGACTAACATTAGAGAAAATATTTACTAGTAAATACTTTCTCTACAAGGGTCACGAAACACAAACTGTTACACATGGTGTAAAACTTTCGGGGAAAAGGTGTTCACTTAATGAACACCCTCTCGCCAAAAGGCATATCCTTTTTTGGATTAGAAAATCCATAGTAACCTTCAACAGTAAAGACATGAATAACCGGTAAGTTATCAGGCATTGGCTCGTCCAAGTCTTCCATTTCAAACTCGTCCTCTCCGTCCGAGAAGTGAATGAGCAAGTCGACCTCGTCTCTCTCTTCAAGCTTAGAAAGGAAAGCATTGAAACCGGCAACACCATAAGTACCACCGGAGCCATGACATGGGAACGTATCCTTGTCCGGCATACAGTCTCCTTGAGTCGTGTCGAACAAGTCGAAGTATTCTCCTTGCTCATTTCTAAAATGGTTAGAGGCATACCTTCCGACCCACAGTTTCTCAACTGCAAACTCCTCAAGCAACGTCATGGTTTCTGTAATGAATTCATCACGACACCATTCGGTACTGCCTGATACGTCATTGAGAATGACAACGTTTTTTATTTCGTTCTCACGTTTCTTTGACGGCAAGATTAGTCCGGAGTGTTGATACTTTTTATTGAGTCGAGCGTAAGACCTCTTGTTGGATTTACGAGAGGTTAGTATCTCTCTCAAGTAATCATTCCATGCAACCTGAGGTCTTTTGATTTCTCCGGCTCTGCCTCCAAGGTAGTCAACGTTGCCTGAGTCTCCTTTCATTCCTTCAAGTTTATCTGCCATGAGAACTTGTTGGTCAAGTCTCGTTTGCTCCTCTCGAATTTCTTGAGGAGTGAGGTCTTGTCCGTCTTCGTCCTTCAAGTCAATGACACCACCAACCGGCTGAGGCAAGTCGTCAAGATTGACTCCACCTTGTCCGGACATTTGTCCTTCGGCTTCGTCCTCGTCCTCGTCCTGACTTTCGCCCTGACCCTGACCCTGACCCTGACCTTCGCCCTCGCCTGACTCAGACTCGTCTTGCTCAGACTCGCCTTGCTCGTCTGACTCTTGACCTAGTCCTTTCTCAACCTGAGACTTTGCCTTCTCCAACTCCTCGTCATTCGCATACAAGAAGTCATAGATTGCATTAGCCGACCATGACTGATACTTCCTATCAAGTAGACCACCTTCCGGTAAATCTAAATTCAAGTCATACACAATGTATGAATTGATTGCATAGTCAGTAGCAATGTTCCAAAGCTTAGGGTGTCTTTCAAGACCACCTTCACACCTTCGAATATGATGTCCCCAAACAACGTGAAGTGACTCGTGAATAAGTACTCCTTTTATTTGCTCGAACTTCATAGACAAAGTGAAATCCGGAGAGTAAATAATACTCTTGCCGTCCGTAGCCATTGTCCCAATGGACTCGTCCTCTATGAGGTCAAGTCCTAAGAGAATAGAAGTCATGCCGGTAGCTGAGTCCATTAACTGTGACTTAGCTTTTGTTATGACTTGCTCTGCCGTTTGACCCATATACTCAGGTCGTCTTTGTGCAACGTTGTACTCACTCATTGTCGCCTCCCATTAGTCCACCGAAGATAGAGTCGTTGAGACTTTTCTTCGCTGTAGTTATTTCTTCTTTCATAGACTCTCGGTTTTCAACTGCAAGGTCGTCCTTGCCTTTGAGAGACTCTATGCCGTTTGATACTTTGGTTAAGGTCGCAGTCACTTGAGATATCACACCGGACAATTTCTTACTGTTAAGAAGCTTGTCGTTGATACTCTGAGCGTCCTCAACTTTAGCCTTGAGGTTATCAAAGACTGCACGTTTAAAGAACGACCCTTTGTTGCCTTCCTTTTCCATTGCAACTAAGACATTGTCTAGAGCCTCAGTCAGTCCGGCTATTTGCTCTTTGGCAATCATGTTGTGAGTATCTTTGAAATTACTCGCAACTTGACTCTCAATCATTGAACGTTGCTCGGCTGACAATTGAACTCTAGCGTCATTAGAAAATGACACAGACTCGAAGGCTCCAAACTGTATTTCAAATTTGCACTTCGCTCTGAAAGTTTCTACATCATCATAGTTATTGATGTCGAAAGCTTCGCCCAATTTCTTCTTGGCATTTTCAATATGCCAATCATAATTTGAACAAAACGAGTCAACTGCTTTTTCAAACATTGCCTTGTGTTGCTTGTAGAGTTTCTCTAACTGAGTCACTTTGTCGTTAGGAATAATTCTCCATTGTGAAGAGTTAGTATCTCCGTCCGACCAAGGATAAGACAACGGCTTAAACACAGTCGTCTCAAACGCTACAAAGTATTTCCTAAAATAGGAATTGATTTTCTCCGGAAACAAATAATCCGAAGCTGTGTGCATAGAAGGGTCAGAGTCAAACAACTTTGCTAACTCCTTCTTGCTCCTAGGATTGACCTTTTGGTCAGAGGGTAAACCTCTGCGAAAGACCACCTTAACAAACGAGTCTGAAAAGACAGACTCTAACGTTTTATTTTTATTCATATATACCTCCATGAAATAAAAAATTTAATAAACTGATTTCGTACTCTTGTACTCATCAGACCGAGTCACACTCGGTTATCAGTTTATGGGAGCGAGAGAAAATACTTTACTAGTAAAATATTTCTCTCACTACCAAACAAATCAAGACCTACAGAATTAGGTTTTGATTATCCACACGGAATTGACCGAACGCCTTGCTCTTCTCCAACTCCGGTCTTGCTCCAACACAAGAGCGAACGAAGTAGATACCGAACTCAGCCGTTGGGAATTTCTCAACATACTTGAGAGCATTTTCCCAATAGGAAACTAAGTCCTTGTCCTTGCACTCAGACAAGACCTTAACGAGTCCACAGCAAGTCGCATATTGAAGACCAACTCCTTCCGGAACTTCCACGTCCTCGCCACTCACAATGTCGTCAAGGGACGGGACATTTTGCATGAGGTTAACGAACGTTAAGAACTCAGACGTACTCTCTGAGCCGACACAACCACTCATTAACTTGCCGAAGATTATATTCGTTAAGTCATTCTCAAACTTACGAACTATCGGACTAGCCATTGCCCAAGTCCTTGAGGAACTCTGACTCTCTTTCAACTTAGGGTCAAAGTTATTTAAGAACTGAGGCTGGTAGTTTATGAACGAAGTCACGAGAGGGTGTACGTTATTCTTAGTCGCCCAAGCCAACCAAGAATTAGTGTCGCCTTCCACGTGCATTTCAATCACTCGGTCTAGCAAGTGAGAGAGAATAGAATTGGCTCCGGCTCTGTCCGTTTGCCTATTACCGGCTAAGACAATTTTGAAACCCTCGGCAATTTTAGTCTCGCCAATTATCCTCTCACGTACACCACGTCCGGCAATCTTTTGCATTTCCGGAGTAGCTTGTGCGAACTCGTCAAGGAACAGAACTCCATTACCTGATACCGGTAAGTTTTGTAACTGAGCAAGTTTTTGTACCGGCTCTCCTTCGACCATATCAACTATAGGAACACCTCGTGTGTCTTCCGGCTCCAAGTCTGCAATTCTCAAATCAATGAGAGAGAACTCGTCTTCACTCGGATTTATTTTTCCGTAGACAAGCTTTCTACCATTAGCGAGAGTCTTCGCATATTGTTCGACAAGTGATGACTTACCGATACCAACTCCTCCAAGTAAACAAGGAACTAATTCTGTTCCGTCTTCACTCTTCAAGTCTTTGATTTCCAACATAGTCTCAAGGACTTCTGAGGGAGTATATGTTTTATCTTTTGCACTCATTAGTACACCTCCTTTTTTGTAACAACTTCTGCTTCGAACTTGTTAAGTTTAAATTTCGCAATAGGTCTTTTTCTATTACGTCTGTTCAGTTTAGAGACATGAACGTCTGTCATTTGTATATTCATATTTCCTCCTAAGAAATATATTAAGTTAACTGTTTCTGCTTTCGCTTC